ACTCCAGAAACGCTAGTAGACCTATATGTATTAAGCCTAATTTTTGGATAATCATTATTCTCAATAAATGGTCTATTACTACTAGTATCAAATACCTTTTTCCAGGTAGCTGAGCCAGTTTTAAGGTATGCCTTTCTTACAGCAGTCCATGTTGTTGCACCAGTCTTAAGATAGACTTTCTTTATTTTTGTCCAGGTATAGTACCCAGTCTTTATATAACTTTTGCCAGCCATACCTATTCCTAACTAATCTGACGTGCTAAATATTAAGTCTCCAATGAGACCTACGTGATCATGACTTCCATTTGTTACTATGCTTGTTTCACTTGTTCCAGATTTAAATATTGATCTTCCTGTAGATAAACTTCCATCTGACTTTATCATAAGCATTTGTGCTACTTCAGTTCCGCTTCCATAATACCCAGAACCATAAGAATAGTGTGCTCTATTTGTAAAGCCAGTAAGTTTTACGGCACCAGTCTTACCAACATTAAATTCAATTCCTCCGTCTGCAAGCTGTATGGATGATTTAGAAGAGTTTCCATAATTTTCTAATAATATTGTAGCACCAATTGATGAATCAGAACTCAATGATATCTTAGGGCTATTTGTTGTATTTGCAGAATCAAGCTTTAATGATATTGTAGAGGCACTTGTAGATGATCCAGTTCCTGATGATGATGAGTATAATGAGTTTGCTGAATCAAGCTCTGTGCTAGAAGAACCAGAACTATCTGTAACAGTAAATGTTCTAGAGGCAACATTGTCTTGATCGAGGGTAAACCCTCCATTGAATACAATCTTTTGATTAGCTGAGTCTATAGTAAGTCTACTTGTAGCAAGGGAAGTGGAATTAATTGTGAATCCACCGATTTTTCCAGTATTTCCAGTAAGTTCAAATAGTGGTGATGATACGCCATTGGCATAGCTTCCTATTCCTGCAGAGTTAAAGACAACTCTGTCTCCAGAAGAAGGAGAAGATCCAGTATGTAATGAGCCGCCAAGTGCAAGGTTTCCAGTAATTGATCCAGATGAAGCTGTTATTTTTCCAGTAATTTCTGCATCACTTGCTGTAAGCTTACCGCTAACTGCACTAATATTTGTTGTACCTACATTTAGAGATCCACCACTAATACTTATATTCTTAGCAACTACCGCTCCAGATTGTGTTACAGAGAAATCTGCATTTGCATCTCCGCCAGCAACATTAGATCCAGCCCAGAACGCATACGTTCCATTTGGAGAAAGTCCTGCATACTGATTAACTACTCCAGGAATAAGTGAATTTTCTATTTTATTTGCGTATATCATCCAATTAGCTATTTTTGCATTTGTAGTTATAAATGTTGGTGAGCCGTTTGCTGCTCCTGCTAATAATTGTGATGTTAGGTTTCCGCCAGCATCGTAGAAATATGTACCAGTCTTATTAAAGATAGCTCTTCCACCAGATATTGCTGAGTCGCCAGCAAGTAGTGATCCTGTGGTGCTTATTTTAACTTCGTTATCAATTAATGAAAGAGCTCCTGCATCTACAGCATTTACTGCAACCTGCGCTGAATCAGAAGAGGAGTTTAAAGATAGACCAAAATATTTAATCTTAATATATAGCGTTGTAAACGATGTATTAATAATTACTGCTGGACTAATTCCAGAGTATACTAAGTTTGTAGAATCATTTGGAGTAAAACCAGATGTTGCACTTGCATATACTTTTGCTGATGTTGCTCCAGAAGGAAGAGTGTAATTAACTGCATACCCATTTGCAATTGGTGCCGCTGTAAATGTTGGAACTACCCCAGATAAAGGATTTGATTTTTCTGCAACCGAAAACGAAGTTCCAGTATTTATGTTGTCTGCAGAATCAGCACTCTGTAACAATCCAGTAAAGGATGTAAATCTCTGACCCATAACAGTGTAAAGTTCTTCTGCTGTTATAGTTAGTATTTGAGATGTTGATGTTCCATTTGCAAATTTGTAAAAATATCCAGATGTAGATCCGTTTGTTAGTCTTATAATAAATCTTTTAGAAAGATCATTTGATGGCATTGTAAGATAAATAAGCACATTATCTCCAGACCATACCGCCGACGTAACCGTTACATTACCTGGAGGTACTCCATCAGAGGCTGCTGCGACTGGATCTGTTGGTGTTGCAGAGGCTGCTGCTGACAAAGGACTATACGCAGTTTGTGACCCCGATATACCAGCATGTCTAATTTTTATATATCTTAAATCAAGATCTAGTGTAGGAACTACGTATGAGTTTGTAGAACTTGTTGCTTTTAATACTACAGCAGGGTTTGATAAATCGTTTACGCCAAAATTATTAAGTGTTTTTGATTCATATATCTGAGTATATCTATAGTTAGGATAATCAGTTGTGCTTGGAACTGGCCAAGAAACAAGGTATCCAAATGCTTGTGGGGTTACTGTAAGTGTTGGCACCACTGCATATTTGAATGTTTCAATTCCAATATTTGTAAACACTAAAGCTGGAGAGACATTACCAACTACCTTGTTACCATTCTCATCTTTACCAATATATCTTACAAATAATCTCTCCTCATTTCCAGGAGATCTTTCTGTGAGCTTTGCAGTTTTAAATGATTGTGATTTTTGTGCAGCAAATAATGAGTTATCTGATTGTAGTCCCACTACGCAATCACCAGCCTATACTCTAAATCTAATATTCTTCCAAACTCTTTTACGATTGGGTTAATCAAAGCAGCTCTACTAATTGCTCCCGTCTCTTGAACATAAGTATCATTATCATTTATTCTCATTCCATCAAAGTCTACGGATGTTGAGGTTGATGCATTTGCTTTTACAGTTATAGAAATCTTGCTTATAGAGTCTTTTGGATCACCCACTGGATTAGCAAAGAAATCTACTAGTGGCACCTCTACAATTCTGTGTCCTATGACTGAGGTTCCGTTTATTCTGTATTTATAGTAATCTGTATCTGATGAAGAAAAAGATATATCTATGTATTGAAGATTTGCATCATTTTGCTTAAATGCTACTGATATAGAATCATCTGTAGAATACCCAGATACATCAAATGGAATGTCTGTAGAAGCTGCTGTGACTATAGCTCCATTAGATGATTGAATCTGAAAAGATGTATTATTTATTTTAGAATTTGCGGATTCTGATATGTATGAACCATTTGTCCAAGATGCATCGTTGTTAAAAAATGTTATTACTCTATCTTCGGCAGCTCTTGAAGTAGAGACTCCTGGGAATAAAGCAAGTTCGCTAATAGTTGCTGCAAGTTGTAGGGGCAACTGAGCTTTCATTATAATGACATTGCTTGAATAGTCTATAGTTGAAGTGTATACTTGATACTTATTAATTTCAAACTGAAGCTTATAGTCTGTAGAAGTTGGCGTTGCAGACCCAATACCAATTCCAATGTATCTAGATCTATCGGTAACCTTGTCCGCAAGATAGTTAAGAATATGTCTTTTACCAATGTTTGTAATTATGTTTTTTGATCGGCAAAGCTCTTTGTCTCCGTCTTTAATTACATAGTATCCAGTTATCATAGTTCAGCAACCACCTCGTTATCAGATAATATTTCAATTCCAGTAACTACATCTACCAGATCAAGCGGTATCATTACCTTGAATTCTAATTCTACTAAGGCTCTTGAAGTTCCAGAAACATTGTACAGGACTCCATATTTATTTGATGGGTTAAGGTTTTCAAATGAACCGTTTCTTTTTAAAAAGATATCAGTAAATTCTGGTGCTTGAAGTACTGTACCCTCTGATTCTGAGCTTGAGTCATCATCGTCAGACCTTCCGTCGTTTTCTTCACCTTCTGCGTCTACAGACGATCTTCCATATATTTTATAGGTTTCTTGAGGATCAATAAATTTTGAGGCTACTAGGTATGCGGCAGGAGAGTTTTTGTCTACGACAATCTTTGGCTTGTCTTTGACCTCATGAATTGTTACCGTCTTTTTTGTCATTATATCTCCATTATACCAATCTAAGCCGAATAAATCGAACGTAGTTTTAGCCTGGTGCTTATTCCAATATCCATAGAATGTGATATAGATCTGATAACAAACTTGCCAGATCCGTCAAAACCTCTTTCTGGATAATTAATTGTAACAATATCCCCCACCTGAAGTACAGGATTTCCAAAAACTTCCATATCAATGTCTACTGTTGACTTAGACCATTGCTTTGTAAGGAAGTCTGATAGGCTTTTGGCCGCTTCCTTGCTTTGTATCCACTGAGAGTCAAATGAGGTTATTTGCTTTACATCCGTAATTTTGTCATCTGAGTTGTAAAAATTTTGACCAGCATTTGCTACAGATACACCATACACAAATAAGTCTTTGCCGTCTCCGCCAGCTAGGGCAATTGTAGAAGATGAAGTATTAAATACATAAAACTCACCCTTATAGTATCCAAGCCTTTGTCCTACCACCTGGGCAAGACCGTCTGATGGTTGGGCTGCAATAGCATATGCAGATTCATATTGAGCCTCAGCCTTATATAGCTCTCTAATCACATCTCCAAATTCATCATATTTTAAATTAGATGCTGTGGCAGAATCATATGTAAACTTCTGGAAAAATGAATTGGATAACAGCCTACCGCTAGTTCTTGATGCAGATATATCTAGTACAAATGCGTCTCTCTTTAATGAGTATAGATAATCAAAGTATGCAGTTGATTGACCTCCAGCCACAAGACCTATGGTTGATGTTGCAGCGATTGGGCTTGTTGCGTCTTCATATTCGATTGTACTTCCATTAACACTTATAAAAATAGTATTCTTAGTTGATTCTTTGTGCACTAAGATATCTAATCCATAAAAAGACTCTTCAAATATATTTGAGGTTACGCTCTCAAGAAGTTTGGCTGACCCATTAGTAACTTTATACAAAGCAGCTTCCGATTTCTGCTTAACATTCTGTGCAGATCTTGTTGAGTATAGTAGAAGTAGGTATCCACTATTAGTAGAATTATTCCAGAAGAATGTCATTCCAGAAGTCTGTTGAATTCCTATCTGGGATGCTGAGGCTAATTCAAATCCAATTGCTGTACCTATTTGGAAAAATTCAGAGTCTGATGTATATGGAAATGTCTTACTAACTAAATATAAATCATCTTTAGAGCCAGATGCACTTATAGATAAGGCAGACATGTTATTTCCAGATTGATTCATAGCGCAAACTTTTGATATATCAACAGAATTATTTGTTGTTGTTCCTAGTTTAATTTGTCTTGCACTGTATCCATCTAGAATTAAAGATGGTGACTGAACGGGATTTGCTGTTGTATTTGGGGTTCCAAATACATTTCTAGCTTTTATCTTTAGTTTTCCTACGGGACTCAAGTTATTATTATGCTTTGCTCTTAATTCAAGATACTGCCCAGCAGAAGATACATCAACTTCTCCATCTGGAGATTGAAATCTTATAGCATCATATTCTATAATTTCTCCGCCTACAAGAATGTAGGAGTTAAATCTCGTTGGGATAACATCTGAGAACACTCCTCTTTCTGGATATAAGATGTAACCTGAAGATATTCCTTTATAAGGAGCCGCAAATAAAGTTGATGGTGATTGTTCGGTCCACAGTGGTTGAGAAGATGCTTCTTGGGAACTTGTTGTTGGAACATTATATTTAATTCTTACAGCATTAGTTGTTGGTCTAGATGAAGATGACAACTGAATAATATCTGGCTTCATATTTGCAAGTGGGGTGGATCTAAAAGTCCATGTGTAGTTTGGTATTGAGCTGTAGAATGTGTCTCTATCTATAAACACCAATGTTCCAGATTCGTTTACATAAGCTACTGTTTGGCTTTCTCTACAAATTTCTTGTATTACCTGCCATACTGATTTGTTTGAATCGCCCCACCAATATCTACAAGTTAAAACGTCTGCTGTGCATTTTGAAAAATCATAGTCCACAAATCCAACTGCATCAAGAACTCTCCACATAATTGCTTGGAAGGATGAATCCTTTAGCATTATTTCGGGACACGGTATCTCTTGAAGAAACTTTGCAACATCTAGTGCTTTAATTGAATAGTTTCCATACTCATCAGAGCTGTAGTCATTTATATAAAATACTCCCTGCTGAACAGAATGTGTATCTTCAATAATAAACTTGACTATGCATTTTATGTTATTAGTTATCATCACTTTATTTGAGACAATGGTGTCACCACGAAGAAACTGAACTATATCGTCTTGAATTATGGTTGACAGATTAAGTGATGCCGCATTTGCTGTAAGCATTCCAACTGGAAGTTTGTCATCATTCATTGAATCATCTTTATCAATATTAACAGATATAACTCTGTTTGTGACATCTAAAACATATTTTGGAGATACCTCAATGATTGAATTAAATGTCCCTCCTGATACGGTTACTGTTAATGTTGATATTGATTGTGGAGTTGCATAAGTTGCTGGCTCTGTAGTTGTCCAAGCAGTTCCGTTATACCAAATGTCTACAATTCCAGATGAAGGAACTGATCCAGTATATAGTGAGCCTATAGATATTGTATTTGAGCCATGGCCAGTTTCTACACGAACAGATATTTTATTTGTTAATATATTTTGTGCAGCACTTCCAGATTTATTTTTATATGATACAACGGCAACTGCGCTTCCTTGAGCCAAGAAATAGGTGTAAGGTATATTTTTATCAACCATATATGTTCTTGTTGTAGGGATGACCTTTGTTTTATATGTGCCTAGGGTCAAGCCTGTACCTAGAATTGCGTATCTTACTCCTGCCTTTGATGGTCTAAATGACTGAACTATAGACTTTGCTGGGAACAATTCTTTTATAATATCTGATTGAGTTGAGGAAGTTGTTACCTCAACGGTGCCTGCCATCTCGTTCATATTGTATTCAAATATGACTTTAGGCAGAGCCTTTACTGATGTATTTTCTGACAGGATCTGTGTTAATGCTGGAATGCTTATCAACTAAACCTCCTGCATTTCTATTGACAGATTATAGAAAGTATCTACTCCACGTTTTACAATAGTGGGTGAAAAACCTGAGAATATGACAGTATATGGACCCTCATATGTGCCATCCGCTTTTTTGATTCTAATTCTAAATGATGCTTTTCCAGTTGCTGAGTTGTAGAATGTTTGTAGATCATTTACTGACCATGCTGTATCTACTAGGTGAGTTTGTGCCCCTGGAACAAAATCCCAAGACATTGAGAATGACTTTTTATCAGCAACATAGTATTTTCTTAAAGTTCCATTTGCCATACGCTTTGTATCTTCAATTCTTTCTGTAGACATTTCCAGCGCACCACGATTATGCTCAGTAAGCTTATTCCAAGTATCGGTGGTAGACTCTATCTCAACAAGGGAACTTTTAGGTAGGGATATTTTAAATGGCATTGTTATACACTCCTTGATACCCCTACTCTTTGATCCATAAGCTTCATCTTAGACTGGATTGCATTAGCAATTTGATCTGCGCTAGCGCCTGAATTCATAACGCTTACATTAATATTATACTCGTTTCCGCCTGCAGAGCCTGATAGATTCATTTGTCTTACCGCATTAAATAACCTATCTGATGGTACCACATTTCCGTTCATATTTGGTATAAATAATTCTGGTCCTTTTTCTCCAACCATGTATGGCATAGTTGACGACATAGTTCTTGCACCATCAAATGCCTGAGCTTTTATTCTGTAATTCCCTTTTACTGGTCCACCCATATATCTTTGTGCATATCCAAGGAATACTGATCCCTTTCCAGTTTCTTTAGCATATAGAGCAGATGTCTCTTCATCCATGCTTGCTCCATCCCACATTCCATCAATTGCATTCTTAGAGTATTCTTTACCATCTTTATCTCTAAACTTCATAGTTGCTACATATGAAGCCATTCCTTCAACTAGTCCGCCCCTCTTAATAATATCTGCAGGAGCTGGGAAATACCCAACTCCGCCTGATGCTCCACCAGTAAATCCAAACATCTGTAGGAATCCAGATCCCATGTCTCCTACTTGTTTGCCACGTTTTCCATCTGCACCATTTTCATATATTTTGCCAGTAGCATCATCTAGTTGATACTTGCTACCTAGTAGAGCTTTTATTGTGTTTGAGAAAAACTTTTTAAAATCAGAAGTAGCCTTTTCAGCAAATTTAGTAAATGAGCCCTGAAGAACTCCAAGATCTCCGCCAGTTTTTCCAAGCAGAACCTGTAGATCTTTATATGATTTCTGATTACCCTGTGCTGCTTCTTGATAAAGCTTTCTAAAATCAGAAGCAGTTTGTGCAGCTGCAGCTTGAGTAGCCTTGATTACATCCTGATGCTTTGCAATTTCTTTTGCTGCACGAGCATCAATTGCTTGAATTTGTGCGTCAGTAAGATCTTGTATTTCTTTCTTTCTATCTTCATGACGTTTAATTTCATCTTCACGAGCTTTAACTTCTGCTTTAGATTTATCATCAATAGATTTTTCTGCAAGATCTACTGATCTTGAATTCATCTTTTTATCTATCTGTAATCCAATAATTGCAGCTTCTGCAAAGTTACCAGTTAACATAGCTACATTTTGCTCTGCTCTAGATGTAGCTATTTCCTTTTCAAAGTTAGCTGCTTCTTCTTGAACACGAAGTTGATCTTTACGCTTATCTGTTGCTTCTTGTATTACATCAATCTCATCTTTAAGCTTAGATATTTTTTCATCAATAGCATTTTTTTCATTATCTGCAGCATCTTTTTCTGCCTGAGCTCTTTTGCGAACTGCAGCAATTGCTGCATTTTCTGCTTTAATTTTCGCATCATATTTTTTCTGTATTCCAGATGCGCCATAAGATTCTGAAATTGCAAGTTTCTGTGCTTGCTGTGCAGCAATATCAAATGAAGCTTCTACTCCAGATAAAGCGCTTACTAATCCAAGGGTATTAGCTGCCGCTTGGGTTATTGCGTCTCCAAGTGAGCCTGCTGTCATAAATGCTTCATATAAAGGAGCATTAGTTTCTTTAAGTTTTGCTAATAACTGTTGTCCACTATATGTAGCTTGAAGCTGTTGGAAGTTTAAATTTTCCATTCCATCTGGTAATGAGCTTACAATTTTATTTATGTCTTCAAACTTGCCTACCTGATTTACAGCAAGACCTGCAAGGTTACTTATCTGTGTAGCAAATCTTCCTTGTGTTGCTTCAGTAATAAATAGACCAGCATTCAGCTTATCTTGAATTTCATTAAATGTTTTTTCTGCTGCAGTCTTTAAAGCATCTAAAGCTGATTCTTTTGTACTAATGCCTTTAATTGCCATCATAACTGGAACTGTAAATTCTTCTTTTTTTGCTTGCTGAAGTATAGAACCCAGAATTGCGTTTGCCTGTTGTTCCCCAACACCCTGTGAAACTAATGTTGCTTTAAGGTTTCTTGCAAATTCTTCTGCTGCACCACGATCTTTGAGCCCACCAGCTGCTTTAATCTGGTCTTGCATTAATGTTTTTACATCTTTGCTAACAGCATCGATTTCTTTTTGATTTGGAAGTAATGAAAAGTCTTCAGTACTTGAAGCCATTTTAGATCTAAGTGCGCCAGCATTTTCTGATAGTGCTTTAAATGCTGTTTGAGCATTTAGTGCATTTCCACCAAATTTTTCTACTGCTGCTGCAGATACATCAATATCAGCTTTTGCCTTAGCAAGTGCCTCCGCATGTTGTTTTTGCATAAACTTAATTGCCATAGTTATTGCAACAATTCCAGCTACTGCTGCTGCACCGTATGGGCCGCCTATCATTGCAAGGCCTCTTCCTAATCCTCCAACTAATCCACCACTCTTAGCTAAAGAGCCTCCTACTGATTTAAGTCCTCCGCCCAAAGCTTTGACGGCTGGTAAACCAAAACCTAGAGCCATTGCAAACTCTGATGCCTTTGAGACTAAACCACTTTGTAATCCAGTAACTTGATTTAACATTGATGCTGCCATTCCAAGTGAACCTACAGACATCATTATATTATTATTAAACATTTTTGCTGCTTTTGCAGAGTTAACCATTCCCTTTTCAACTTTTCGTGTGTCTGGAACTCCGCCTAAAGGTGCTTGCCCTGTCTTCTTTCTATTTCTATCAATAGACTTTCTTGTAGCCATATCTGTATTTGGATCATTATATACAGCTGTTGCTTTTCTAGTATTTGATACTACTGGTGAAGTTGGTGCCATAGTAGAAACTGGTACAGATGATTGAAGTTGTTCTTGAAGTGCTGCAGATCCTAGATCTCCACCAAATCTTTTTTTAAATGGAGCAACTGCGTCTTTAATTCTTTTTTGAGAAACAGATCCTTTTCTTCCACCAGCTCTAGTTTTTGATTGAGTATATTCATTTGCAATAGCCATTCTTTCGTAGTCTGACTCTGTATATTGAAGAAATTCTCCCTGATCTTTAATACCTCTAGCTGCAATTGTTTGATTAGCGCTTTTAGATTGTACTGTTGATCCATATGTTTTATCAACTTTTGTAGATGGATCTAAATGAGCACTCTCATAATTTCCGCTTGCAACATCAATTGTATCTTTACCATATGTAAATCTTGTTCCATCACCAAGTCCAGCTTGCTTTGCAACTGCCGCATGTATTGGTGCCTGGAAATCATGTCCGCCAGAACTTTTTGTTTCAGCTAGCATTGCCTGCTGTTGTTCAACAACACTCTTGAATGATCCTGATGCTTTAGCTTTTTCTCTTGCTCTTAATTTGGCCTGCTCCATTTCTGGGTCATTAATGATGTCATCAATAGTCTGTTGATATTGTGTAAGCTCTGGATCTTTTCTTGTTGAGGTTGGTGTTCCTCCGCCTGGGCCAATAATAGTAGGTGGCATTACTCCACCAGAATTAGGACCTGGAGCTCCTCCCTGCTGACTTCCAGCAACATCTCTATATGCCTGTGCAAGTCTTTCTAGCTCTACTCTAAGAATTGTTGCGGCATCTTTTTGCGAATAAATACTTTGTGTATATGCATCTGCAACTTGATCTGCTGCAATTGTTTCTGTTGTTACAAGTTTAAATGAGTCAGCCCCGCTTCTAAATTGTCTTAGTGCATTTACGCCTTTTACAATATATCCAAAGAAGTTAGCCATAAGACCAGTAAGCATAATCAATGGGCCAGCTAATGCTGTTAAGACACCCATGCCAGTTACGAATGCTTTTAATGGTGCTGGCATTTTGCCAAATACACCCAAAACTTTTCCGCCAACATCAAGGACTTTTGCCATAATATTTAAGAATGGCTCACCGATATCTGCAATTGCAGCTTTAAATGTTTCTAGCGCTCTTTTATATCTTCCAGATGCAGATTCTGTTAATGATTTTAATTCTCGATCAGCAATAGATCCAAGATCTGATGTCGATGCTTTCATTAAATCAAATACTTGTAGTGTCTGGCTTCCCTCTTTACCTAAGTTTTCAAGTAATGCATTAATTCTTGCAAACTGATATTTACCAAATAATTGTTCGATAGCTTTTTGTTTTTGTAGTGGATCTAATTGATCAAGTGCTTTTTTTAGCTCTTGCATCATTCCAACAATATCGCCAGCGTTTCCAGTTACAATATCATCAATTGAAACTCCCCAGCTCATAAGCAAATCTCTGGAAACCTTTGTTGGGTTAATCATAGATGCTAATCCAGACTTTAATGCGTTAGCACCTTCTGCTGCATTAACCCCACCTTCTTTCATTGCTGTAAGAAGAACTGCTAAATCTTTTACGGTTCCGCCAAGACCTTGGATAACTGGTCCAGCTTTAGGAATTGCTTCTACTAAATCTGAAAGTGTTGTTGATGTCTGGTTTTCAACTGCGTTAAGAAAGTTAATTGATTCTGCAAGCTCTTTTGTATTCATTGAGAATGCACTTTGAAGTGCTAATGTTGCCTTCATAGCCTCTTGTCTATCAACATCGCCAAGCGTTGCTAGTCTTGTTGTTTCAGCAACTGATCCTAGTAAATCATTTCCTTCTTTACCAGTTGCAGCAATATCTGCAGCTAATCCAAGTGTATCCTGAAATGATGCTCCATATGTTTTTGCTAATACTGTTGAAAGCTCAGTTACATCTTTTTTAACCTTAGTTAATTGTTCAGATGAAACTCCACCAATACCACCATAAACTTTTGCAAGTCTTGTGAGCTCCATGTCTGCTGCTCTAAATGCTTCTGATGCTGTCTTACCAAAAATTGCTAATGGTAATGTAAGACCAACTGTTAACTGACGTCCTGCCCATTGAGTATTTTTACCCCAGTTAATTAAAGATGTTGATCCATCTCTTAAGACTTTATGATAAATTGATAATTCTGCTGCTGCAATTTTAGAGGCACTTGCTACTGCGTCAATTCCAGTAGGGGTAATAACCATTGCTTTCTGAGCACCACTGACATCTCTTCCTAATGATTTAACAATAGAAGAGTTCATTCTAACTTGCTCTTGTGCAAGCTTTCTTATTTGTCCCTGTGCGCCCCTGCTATATTCAGACCAAGCGCTGTAGTAGTCCTTTAGCTTTAATCTTTGACCAGCTAATTCTTTACCAAATTTTTGTGTTGATGATGTAACGTCAACTATTGATGCATTGTAATATCCTGCTGCAGTAACTGCTTTTCTAAATTCACCGACTGCAACATCAAAATCTTTTTTATTTAAACCTATGTTCTCTGAAAGGGCCTGATTTCTAAATTTAGAAAGCACCGCCATTGCTCTATTGGCTTCAGATATTAACTGTCCAAAATCAGCATTGGCGGTGAACTTTACATTTAAAATATCAGCCATTTGTTATTCTTCCTTATAACCTAGGCCTTGACCTACTCCGAAACCTTCCTGTTCTGCGAGTGAGCCTCTTAATGATGCTACGTCATTTGTTTCTGTATCGTAGCCCATTGCACGTCGCTTGATATCATCAAACGACTTTGTTGTTTCAGGATCGTCAATCTTAACACCCTGCAAAGCAGCAGAGAACTTGCGTTCTTCATTCTTGTTTTTTCTTGATGCTTCAAGAATTGCTAGCAGTTCAGGCATTGATATTGACTCCTCCAGGTCTTGAAAATTTTTCCAGAGACCTAACAAAAAGGCCTCTGATTCTACGGCAACTAAATCTAGTTCTGACCAGCTAGTAGAGCTGCCGCCAAGAGGTTTGGGTCGTCCATCTTGATACCTCCACACACTTCAACAATTTTCATAATTGTTGGCATGTCTAGAGCATTCTCTAGTTCACCCTTGTTAGCAGCTAATTCTGGAGCTGATGTTTTTAATGCAACTGCTGATGCAGCGAGCAGTGTATCTACTGCTTCGTTTTCGTTGAGGGACCCGTCAAGCTTTGCCATATGAGTCATAAACTCTCTTAATTGTGCAATTGGTAATGGTCTAAGTGTAACCACTGTTCCATTTTGTAGTTCGATTTCGTACGTTTCGTATACCTTGGTAGCCAAAGTACTCCTCCTATTTCTGTTAGTCTCTGTACAATTTTACCAGACACTAGGTATTAAGACAAGAAATGGCCCCTACGAATAGGGGCCATTTAATTGAGACTAAATAAATTTAGTTATTAAGAAGCTGCAATTTGACGATCAACGATCATTCCGTACTCAGCGCCTGAAAATGCTGGGTCTGGTAACAATCTAAATGATACTGGGAATACTGTTGCTTCATTACGACGGTATGAGTGTGAAGAAGCTTCTACGTTCAATACACGACGTGCATGATATAGACGCTCTCTCTTAACACCTGCTGTCGAACGTGGTGCGTTACCAATGAACACAAGTGCTCTTTCTACTGGTTCTGCTCCAAGTGCTCCTGCCTCAAGTCCTAGTGACTCTCCGCCAGTTCCTTTTACGTAAGCTGTATCTGCTCCTGCACCTGTTGTAGCATCCTTTGTATCATTCGCTTGTGCGAATGAGAACAATAGGTTCTCTAGAGTTGCTTCTGCTAATGTTGTGTTTACTGAAACTGTCATTGCTTGCTTGAAAAGCTTAGCTGTATCAAGTAGCTGATCTACCTGAATGTCACCGTAATCTGGTGAGTATTGTACTTCAATTCCTTCTGATGTAAAACCAACGTTTCTCCAACCTGTTGCGCCTGTAGCTGCGTCCATTGCTGTCGCTGCTGTTGTGTTAGCTGTGAATGTTGGTAATGCGTATGTTGGCCATGCTGCTACCTGTGTTGAGTCTTTCTTTGAAACCCAAACGTTAGCGGCACCAACGATAATATTATTTACATTTGCCATTTTTGTTTCCACCTCCATCTTTTTTGTGGATATAGTTCTTGCTTAAAATCTTACCAATTAAAACGAACAGCTGGCTAGGCTGACAAATCCTCGATAGTTAAATAATACAGCCTAACATATTAAAAAGCAAGGCCTACGAGAATCTACCTGTAGTTGCTGATATCTGTCTTCCATACTTATATCTGATTACGACCTGTCCTGCCTGCCATCCAACCTTTTCACGTTCTGGTTCTGGAGAAAGAAGGTCGATCAGTGAGACCGAAAAGAAGATAAATGGTGAATTTGAGCCTATAAAGTTGTTTATGTCTTCCGCTGTATCATCCATTCTTCTGAATAGATCTAGCATTAAGTTTTGAACCTCTGCAATCTCAGCATATGACTTGGAGTATATTGTGAACATCATTGAATCTCTGCAGATCATCCAATTGTCCTCATATCCATCTGCTACATAATCATAAATAATATGATTTCTATCTGCTAGGGCTCCGTCTAACAAGGCATCCTGCTGTGATGGAATGATAGGTATCATTGTGAATTCGGTTCCGCTCAATAGATCAATCTGATAGTCTGATGGTTCAAACATCTTTTGACCAGATTTAACATTTGAATCTGTTGTGCTTAGCTTACTCCACAAGAAGTCTCTTACGGCTCCTGCAGCATTTAATGAATAGTTTGCCATTATATTTTGTTAGCCTCCCTCAATGCACTTGCCTTAGCAAGTGATCTTACAGCCTCTGGAGATATTCTTCCAATAGACAATTTGCTTGAAATCATGGCTGGAACCTTAGTAGAAGTTTTTGTTGCTCTGGTAACTGCACCCTTAACTCCAGAATCTTCAATGCTAGTTTTAACCATATTGCCCTTAAAGAATCTTTCATAGGTTCTTCCAAATCCGTTATATACATTGTTTCCGCCTGGATTTTTAACTCTAACGCTTTGGCCTTTTGGAAGGACAACCAGCTTCCCATCTCTTCCTTCAAAGGCTAGTCTTATTGATGCCGCTTTAGGCCTAATAGTTACTGGAATTCTATATTCCATAATTCTTGCTTTCTCTTTAAATACATATTTCTTTAATGATCTTGTATTAGGAACATTTGATCTGGACTGCTTAAATGAATATGACAAAGACATGTTGTATCCCGTAGAAGGGGTCATATCAAGGCTCCACAGCCTCGCTGACGGGTCTCCAGGTCTTCTCCACTCATATACGTGGTGTAGCCTAGATGTGTAGCTCCTAGCCTGTGCATCTGTATAAAATGAAAAGTCTTTGTTTATCTGATTAAAAATCTTTGTTTTTACTGCTTTTTGTGTTAATGAAGAATTAACTAAATAGTCTAATGCCGCTGCTTTATAATATAGTGCTGATGCTATCTTAGCTATTGAGCCATTATCTTTGATCATGCCTTTGCTTCCGCCCATTGACATAACTTGCTCAGCAGATTTAATTTGTGAGATTATGTTAGACTTCAAGCTTTTGTACCTCTGAGCGTTTAGCGGTTATATTAAATGATAGTATTTGGCCAAATGGATCAAGGACTGGGGTAACTCCCATTACGTCAAATATAGTTGGGGTATCGTAGTTATTGCTAATTAATTCAAACCAGATTACTTCATCTCTGTCGTTTCTAATGTTAGTAAGTCTTTGTGTCTTTGATGTCTTATACTTTGTCTCAATAATTATTCTTTCAGTATTTTCGTATCTTTCGCCAGTCTTTTCTGAGCTTCCGCCAGTTCTTCCAGTTTCAGATATATAACCTCTAGCCAAGCATGGCTCTGTGCTCTTATATCCCCATTTCTTTACAAGTGCTCCAGTATTTTCATCCTGTGAAACAATGACCTCATAAACATCCATTTTCATGTTTAGGGTAGATTCTATAAGGCCTCTTGACATTAAATAACCACCATACGGTTAGCAACGAATGGCTCAAGCATTCTGTCTACTGCAGAGTTGCCTGTTCCAGTAAATGCTGCTGGAGAAATATCAACGTTCCAGTCACCAGTCTGCATAGACTTAACATACTTCTCCTTCCATATAGTGTCTTGGTGGAAAAAGTCATTTGCCAGTCTTATTGTGCAGTCATAGATTTCAATTGGAACATTCTTGTATCCAAACATTCCTTCAACACTATACTTTGATCCGTTATTAAAATATCCAGCATTTGGTCTATCTGCTTGGTAAGGGTATGACTCAAATACTTCTAAGCCTGCGCCTTTGTCTATTGCAATTGCATAGTTGGTATCTGTAACCTTTAATGTAACTTGATTATTTGCAGATGTTGAATCGTATACTAAAACATCGTTCTCATATACCTTAGATATAGATTGAATTCTTTCTGGTAGTAATAGTACATCTACTCCGTCGCCAAGTACTGATATAGTCTTTTGAACATAATCAAATTTTTGTCCAGTAAAGGCATTAATCTTAAATCTAGCATATCTTTCAGCAGACATAATTTCATCATATGTTTTGTAGTTGGTATCTACTGTGTCTACGCCGTATCCAGAATAATCTACAATGTCTGCAACTGTTGCATATGGTCGTGTTACAAGGTAGTGCTTTCGATCAGAAAATACTGTTCCAGAAATTGTATAGTCAATCTTTAAATAAAAATATTTATAGGTTGTTGTAGCTGATATAGGAACATATGTAAAATAGCTTCCTGCATCAACATCAGTGTTATTGGCAGTTAGAACTGTGCCAGTTGTAGCATCCTCATAAAATATAGTAACTGTTGGACCAACATCTGGATCCTTGGCTATACCATTATAGTAAGTCTTAAAGTTTATAGGACCATTAGTTCCAGCGTGTATCTCTGCCATTTGTTATCTCCTTATGAGTAGTATTCGTTAACTTCTCTAGGTGAAGCTAATCTAAAACCTTCTTCTGTATCCAAAATTTCTAGTGCATCTTCCATTCTCATTGCTACAAATGGGTGCTCTTGGCTAAAACTATACCCACGGGTATGAAAGCTTCTATTTAGCCTTTCCATCTTTACCAGCGCTGAACCTGGATCTTGATTAAATTCTTCCGCATTAGCAAACACTGGTGGTGGTGGCATCTCTTCTCTTTCCACCTTTTTCAAATTATTAATTAGGTCTGATGTTACCCCCTCTTCCGCTAGGGCTGCAAGAACCTCGGCTTTAGTCTTTGCAGATTCTAGATCTACAGCAAATTCTTCTGCTACCTTTTTTAGTTCTGCCAATTTCATTGACTCTAATGACATTTATTTCTCCATTTCTTTGTTTTAATTATAGCATTTTACACACTATAAAGGAAAAGGACCCCTTTAAAGAAAGGGGTCCTTCTCACAGATTTTGTCCTAATTTATAATTATGGACGTGATGCTGGAAGATTTGTGTAGCTTCCGCCAGTTGAGGCTGCGAAGTCACGTGTATCGTATCCTGCTGCAACCTTTACGTTCTTGACGACAACGAATGCGTCAGGATTTTCGATTGCTGTACCAACACGAAGGAACAGAGTATATTCTGTTGTATCCTTCTTTGGCTTGAACTCACGGTGTACTGTAATGTCACGCTTCACACCAACAATAATGTTGTCTGGGAATGTGAGGTGTACGTCTCCGTGTGCACCTGATGGACTTGTGTATGTTCCAGTTTGGTTCTCATCTAGAAGTGGAACTTCTAGTACTGGGATACCGTATGCGTAAGGGATTACGCCTCCTGGAGCACCATTATTAGCTGCAACATCTCCACGAACGATAGAAGATGCGATATCTTCTGGTGATCCTGGAAGTGATGTTAGGCTGTATAAGTAGTCCTGTACCAAATTGCTTCCTGTAAGGAAACGTAGTTGGTTGCGACGTTGCTTGTAGCGACGTGGCATCTTCTTAAGAGCGTCATTAAAGATGCTCTTAGAAATTGTTGCACCTGCTGCATCAACAACATTTGCTTCTGTCTTTGCGATGGTTGTAACACCCTTGAATGCTTTTAGAAGTGTATCTGAGCCTGTTCCAACTCCGTTAAGGATAAGATCCTCAACATCGTTACCAACCTGAGTAGCCATCAATCTTGCGATGTGGTCTTCTAGGTCTTGGCCCTCAATGCCGTCTTCTAAAGATTCAGTTGAAAGCTCCCAATCTAAACGGAGCTTCTTTGTTGCAAGAGAGATCTTAGCGAACACAACTGATTGTGCTGCTCCTGTATCAGATGCTTCTGTAGCAACCTTAAGGATTCTTTCGCCTACACCGATCTTGTCGATTTCTTGAATGTCAGAACGCATACGAATGGTTCTAGCAAACTTTGTTACAACTGTTGCATCAAACATATAGTCGATGAAACGATTAGCTTGATCTGGCTTTAGTAAGCCACCACGAGCTGAATCATCGCCTGATACGCCAAGAGCGTTGGCTCCTGTCTGCGCTGTAACTACTGCTTTTTCTAATAGTTCATTACTCATTTGTTTTTTCACCTGCCTTGTCTTTAGAGAATTTCACGAACACCGAGGAAAGTGCCGTTCCACTTGCTTTTCTTAATTGGTTCATCATTAGACCCGCCAAGGTCTGCTGACTTTTTGATAGCAGTTGAAGTTTCAACTGAATCAATTCTTTTTTCTGTTGCTGTAAGAGCATCTGTGATGCCCTTTACGATGCCAGAAATTTCATCGTACTTCTTTGCAAGATCTTCGATCTTTGATTCTGTACCCTTAACTAGTTCCTCAACATTGTTACGTACTGACTCTAGACCTGTTGCATTCTCAGATGCATTCTTTGCAAAGTTATCGGCGAAGAACAACTTGAGTTCATCAAGCTTCTTTGCGAAATCTAACTCTTCTACGGCGATCTCTTGAATATCTGCTGCCTTTTCGACAACTTCTTCATCGCCCTTTGGAGCTTCTGCGGCAACTTCTGCTGCCTCAACTACTTCCTCAGCTGCTGGTGCTTCAACAACTGCTTCAGCTGCTGGTGCGTCTACAACTTCAGACTGAAGTTCTGTATTTTCTGCCACTTCTGTACCTCCTACATTGGCTGTGTTTTTATTTAAATCAACGCCGTCGTTAGCTTCACGACGTTCTTCTGCGATATTTTCAATCTCAGAATTCTTTTGTACAAATGAATCAACAATTAATTTAATTGATTCTGCTTTGGAAACGTCAGATGATTCTACCCATCCAATTTGTTCCATATTGCATGAGCAGTTATCACAAGTTGCTGTATCATTTTCTGATGTTATTGCAATTGAATCTTGACCGCACCAAAAAATATTCTCTGGTGTAATGCCTGTTGCAATTCCCTTCATAACCATAGCTCCATTAACTTTTTCAATAGAAAAAATATTTGCTAACTGATTGGCTGGATTATCTACAAGGGACAACTCTACTAGGTCGTAATCTTTGATTACTCTTATTGGCTCTTCTTGACCGTCAATAAACTCATTGTCTGACTTCTTAATTGATCCGCCAATTGAGAAACCAGAAAGAGTGCCATCAAGAACTTTTTCCCAAGTATCTTGTGCACCCTTTGAAACATATGATGTCACGTAAACACCATTATAAACTTTACCTTCTTTTGGATCGTAATAACTTTTAGGTTCAAATGCTACAACTTTTCCTACCGCCATAGGCTGGTGCATTTCTCTAACATTTCCACGGAATCTCATGAATGCTCCGAGTGAGGCTTCAGAAGAAACAATATCTCCGTGTGAGTCTACATTGTCTAGTGTTGCGTAGCCAGAGACTGTTCGCTTGTTTTGATCGACCTTTGAGAACGGAATGCTCAACTTAATGTTGTTTCCGCTAGTGGTCCAATTAGACTTAGTTATTTCCATAGTGTTATTATAATATCTCTTAGTAGATTAAAACGCAAATACCAGTCTATTGAGTTTGACGTCCGTCGCCTTGAGCATTTCTGCTTCCACCGTTGTCTGCTTGATTTGCCTGTCTTTCTTGATCTCGCTGTCTATTGCCTGTGGCTTGAGTTGTTAACTCAGCGGCTGTTTTTGCGTTCAATTCAACAGGTACATCTCCACCCGATAAACCTTGTAGTCCCATTCTAGCACGAATTTCATTCGGAACAATGACCTTCATTCTTAGGTATCTCTCATCAATCTTGGATTGAGTATCTTCATCTGTCAATGTTAATTCATTGAACTTGATCAAGAACATGTCTGTCTTTTCAGCAATAATCTTGCCTAGTCTCTTTTCAAGAGTTCTTTGTGATGGTCTACATACCTGCTCTTTGAATGTCTTATCGGCATCCTTGGCATTTGCAAGGGATACTCCTTGAGGAGTTCCGATCTTGCTAATAGGGACACGGTGAGACATTAATATTTCATCTCTGTTGGCTGACTTATATTTATCAAATGAGGAGTCTTGAACTCCAGCCTCAACTGCTTCCATTTTAAACTCAACCTTTGAGTCAGAATTATCTGAAGGTAAAGGTATGTATAAGGAGCGATGATTCTTGCCCTTTAAACCTGTCTGGAAGAACTCTAGGAGCTTTCTTTCTGCATCGTTAGACAACTTTGCACCCTTGACTGTAATAATGTATCTAGGGACGGCCTTGTTCTCAAAATAGTCTAGATTAAATCTTGCCGCAAATTCATTTCCTGCCATAGCATTCTTTGAGGAAATAATATCTGGCACTCCGTAGAAGCCGTTTGTTGGAGTGTAATTCTTAAAGTGAATAACTTCATTTGGCACTACGTCTGAAGTTATAGGGTTTGGAGTTTCAGTATCTCCGTAATTTCTAAAGAATACAGTTTGGTTTCCAATGATCTGGACAAATCCATCTCTCATTCTGCGAATACGCATTGATGCTGATGGAACATGGCCAATGTAGCCAATCTCTCCAGTATTTTTTCTTCCTACTTCAAGGTAACCGTTTCCAGTTGTCTCATAGTCTTTCCAAACTCTAGCAAGAGTCTCTACAAATGTTTCTTCTTCGTTTGTGTTCTCTAGCCAAGTATGCATTTGAAGCTTTAATCTTTCAAGCTTTCTACGTGCTCTCTCTAAACCTTTTTCATCTTCTATATCTGAGAGGCGCTCTTTAGTTGCTTCACTCTCAACAAAATCATAGCCTAAACCAACGATGTTTGCAATCTTTGCATTGACTGCAGCATAATGTGGTGAAGAAATTTCATAAATCTTTGCAAGGTAGTCTAGGTTGTATGGAGGCATAACAACATCAAGTATGCTGTATCCAGTAATCATAAATGGTTCTACAATTGCTGTGCTCTGTGAACCATCTCCACGAAGGAACTTTGAAAAATCTGTTCTAGCAACCTTCTTTTTAAAGTTGGTGCTAAACCCACTCATCTTTTTTACTTCATCTAAACCACGACTAAACGGATCTCCATATTCGTTTCCACGAACACCAGCGAACATATCGCCAGATCCACTTATCTCAATCGTCTCTGTATCTTCAATGAACTCAGCGGCCATTTTGTACCATCCTTTTTGCGGCGTCTAAACCTTCTCCAAGATCCCACGGATCTGGTGTCAAACCAGCATGCAGTCTTGCTTCTTGTGCTGCATACTCTTCATCAGAAACTTTTCTACGACCTGGAAGAAACTTTGGTGCACCCTCAGTAACTCCATATCCCTCTGCTGCTTCTTTTAAAATCTTAATTTTTTCCGCATCACCAAAGACTGCTGGGATCAACATGTAGTGACCTTCATCGTCTCCTACCCATTTGCCATCTGGCATTTCCCAAACATAGACTCCATACTTGGTCTTGTCTGCAACTACCTTGGCTTTACCTAATTTATTTAGCATATATATATTCTACCATTTTCTATCATATAAGTCCATAACTGTATTTGGTATGGCCTAATTATTGTGTTGAAAGAACTACTTTGTCCAGATTATAGCCAGAATATGAGTCTGAGCCTATAGATATGGAATCAGAAGATGTTGCCTCTGATACTCTAGATGTAAGGTATTTATAATGTGAAATAGCCTTTGCAGACATATCATAATTATATATTCCTAAGTGTGCAAAGCTATTATCTGAACCTATTAATGTTCCCGTCTTTGATTGATTTAAATATAGGGTGTCTGTCTGATCTTGAGATAGTGTTATGACAACATGATGCCATATGCCAGAATTAAATACATTTGATATGGATGTCTGGCTATATAGGTTAACTCCATTTACGTATATAGACGATATTCCAGTCTTTGTTATACTACCAGCTCCTGACCATGAGTATCTTGCTCCGCCCAAATCTAATAGGCATGTTTGCCCAAGTCCAGAAGGGTTGAACATAAACTCTACGGACCTAGCTGTTGTGCCTAATACCTTAACTCCGCCAGATAAGGTCTTAATTCCGTTTTCTAAAGACTGAGATAAAATAGAGTTTGAGTATTTACCCACATGGTAATTAAAATCTGTATCTAAGGCATACAGGGTATTATCTGATCTAAATTCTTTACTGTCATAAGATATAAAATCTAGGCCAGTAAACACAGGACTTGCCAAGCTAGCTGAGTCTCTTGTTAGAGTAACCTTGTAATAAAGCATTCCTCCAGTAAATCCTGGAATATCAGAATGATTAATTAAAGGGATATAGGTATTGCTGCCGTCCATATTCCAAGAAACTTGTATTCCGCCAGAATCTCCATACCAATCTATTTGATTGTTATCAATTGTTGTTATAAAAGCAGAGTCTGTAAAGTATCCAGAGTTTTGTCCGTCATTTAAGATTAAATAATTTTTAAAAGCTTCACTTACATTTACCATGGCTGCAGTAGACAATGATTTGTTGGCGCCATAAGAAAATCCAGTTTTAATTGGCTTTAAGTTTTTAGAAAAACTAAAATATGATGCATCGTCAAGGCTCATTATTTGTCCTGGATTTTGATAGACTAAATCTAATAGCATTTCTGAATCTATATATTTAGTAGAAATTGCCTCATTAAATACCTCTAGTTTATCTATTAATATGTAATAACCATTACCACCAAGTAATAGGTTTAGGTTTGATATGGCTTTAAACTCAAATGCCTCTGAGAGTGTTTTGCTAGATCTTGCTATACCATCAACAAAAAGTTGCATTGTTCTTTTAGAGTAAACAGCTGCAATATGGTATGCGTTTCCTATTTCTGGAATTTTGTATGAAATAGAACTTAAAGTATTAGATGAGTCTGATATAGTAAAAGTAATATTTGATTTAAATATGCTTATACCTATATTGTTAGAAGAGTCATAAATAACATTAGTTAAAGAATCAAATGTGTTTCCTGCCTTCATATAGAAGGATATTGAAAATTCTTCTTCTTCGTGGGTTCTTTTTGCTATTGGAACATCCTGTATTGTTAAAGAATTAGTTCCCGTAAATGGGATTGAATTCTTTGTTCTTGAGGTAAGTGGTGGTGTAGATATGAATGTTCCAGTTTTTGGTAATACTAAATTTTTTCCAGAGATGTCAGAAAATGATTGCTGGGACTGATCAAACAGTACCTGTGCGATTTTCATTATTCTCCCCTTACATAGTTTATCTTGATTAGTTAGCAGTAATTGACACACCGCTGATTGTTGCATTAATCAGATTAGGTATGCTGCCAAAACCATAGATTTTATCTCCTGAATTTACAACTAGGGAGTGCGAAAGAGTAATTGTTTCATTTCCTTCAATAGAGTTAAGAGTATATATTTTTTGAGAATCTAAGCCGTATTCTGTTCCGTTTGGAACAACAGCAAACGAGAAGTATAAAACTCCGCTACTAGTATTTGTAACAATAAACTCTTTTATTAATCCTGGTGTAGAAAATGTTGAAAGTAACATTGGAACTGTAGTTAATGCTACAGGACCAGCAAATCTTGTTGGTGTATATGCCATCTTTAATTTCCTAGCTAATTGTCCACTTGGAGATTAAGTCACGCTCTACTTGGCCTGTCTCATAATCACTAAGTGTTCTGTTATAAATAATCATCTCTCCAAGATCAAACTGACCGTATGAAGTTAAATATCTTCCTACTGCCTGGCCTGTCATTCCAGCTAATGAGCCAGCAGAAGATCCAAGTCCTACAACCTTACCATTACGTCTTACAACTCTTTCTAGGGTTGTTGCACTAAAAGATATTCCATAAAGCTCTGGCTGTCCAGGTGTCTTAAGTGGAACAATTGTACTTGCGTCATCTCCACCAAAAATAATTCTGTGTGTATTTGCTGCTAAGTATCCAGAAGCTAGATTCGCTCTTGTTCCAGCAGATTGTCCGCCGAGAACAAATGAGTTAGATGTTTGAGCAGTTTTTGTTGCTACGTAAAAAACTGTAAATGATGAAGCTGTTAACCATGATAATGTTTGATCAGACATAAGTAAGAACTGGTCAATTCCATTAAATCTGATGCAAGGAAGAGAGTTAATTCCTGATGCCACAAATGTTGGGCGATTGGCTAATGTAGGCTGAGATAGATGTCTTATGTATTGAGATCTGTCTTCTACTAATGAAATCTTTTGATTAGCATCCCTTGTAATATTATCAATAGCTGTTGCATCAATCCAGAGACTTAATCCATATTGGCTATATCTAGCTCTCTTGTAAATAGATCTTTGATTGCTTAACATGCTACTCCCCCTGTAATGCTTCAAATGCAGCTAGTGCATCTTTATTTTCTGAGGCCTCCGCCTTAGTAAACTTTTCTGCCACAACGCAGTAAACTTTATCTTCTAAGATGTATGGGTCACAATATACTAACTTATGAGTTGTGGATTTGTGATCAATATACTCTAGTGCAACGTGCATATCGTTGTCTCTCATAAAATCTTCATCTGGTCCAGTTGGTGGAAATCCAGATGTAGGAAATAAGTCTTTTAGAGTGCCAAACTTGTCTATCTTATTGGCTTTAATAATTGCATAATACATCTGTTATCCATTCGTCCAAGATGTAGGTTGCATTAATCCTGGATAGTTTGTAGATGTGTATCTAGTATCAAAGCTGTAAAGCATAGTAGTTGGACGAAGGTTAATCGTTGCACCATTTGTAATTCCAGATGTAGTTGCATCTCTACCGAACTCAAAGATTCCGCCTAGGTCAACAACAGACAATCTCATCCCAACGTTTCCGTCAGCATTTTCAACTGATGCGTTGAATACAAACTTATCCTCATTCAATGGCATTATCTGACATCCATTGTTTGTATCTGCATATCTTGCAAAGTAGAAGTTACGTGGGTCTCTTGTGTCATTGAATACTGCACACATTCCTGAGCCATAGTAATAATATGGAGAGTATGAAACTAACCAGTTATTATCCCATGTTATATTGCTTCTAATTCCGTACTGTACGCCCTGATCCCAACCATATGATGTTGTATTTCCAATTCCGCCTCTAGTTGTTAGAGTTCCAGATGTTCCTGCAATATTAGGTAAGAATGTTGCATAGTGTGTAATGGTTGATGGCACAAATCTTGCTATACCAACATGCTCATTATCTGCAGCAGTTACACGTAGTCTATAACGTGACTCTGTATAGCTCTGTGAGCTATCTTGCTGCCATTGGAAATCATTGTAGTAGTAGTATACGCCAGTTGTTGTGGCCGCTGGTGTTCCAGCAGTCTTAGCTTCTGATAAGAATAAGTGAAGAGTTCCGACATCGTGTGTTTCTGAGTTTAGGTCTCTTCCTGTGTTTGTATTGCGCCATATGTGCATACGGTAATTATTAGATGTATCTTTAGCTTCAATAACAATTAGCTTCTTCTGTCTTTGGTTATAAGAAGCTGATCCGTATGTTGTTCCTCCAAACCATGTAGCGTATGTTGATGTATTTAAGTTTAAAGCCTCAAGGTAGTTTGATGCACCTCTTGGCATAATCTGAAGTCCAGCATCTGCTGATCTTAAAGACATTTGCTGTCTTAAACCACGAGTTCCAATTACTGTACCAAAGTACGGCATATATGAATCCATTGTTCCACGGTTACGTGCCCAAATTCCTTCTGGACCAAATCCTCTTCCTGGGATATTACAGTACCAGTCACCATCTTGCTGGTGCATTGGAGTTGCTCCAGACCAGCTATTTGTTACGCCGTTTGATGACCAGTTATTTGTTGTATAGTTCTGTCCAGTATAATCGTTTTGAATTTCAAAATCTGTAGATCCATTTGCTCCACCAATTGGCTGCATTTCACTATCATAGATAGTCCATCCTGGAGTATTTTGATAATTTGAAAATGTTGCAAATGTAGGTAAAGGTCGGTTGGTTGGCAAGTCTGTAACTTTTGCTCTGATAGAAGTAATTGTTGTGTTTACTGAATTTAATCCTGTTGAAAGGCTTGAATTTAAAAGAATATTTAGCATTGTTGGACTAGCGTTTAGAGCGGCATCCAAATTGGATACCATTGTGGCTCCAATGCCAGGAAGGTCTATTGATGTGCTGCTAGTTGAAATTGCCATTTATTGCTCCTCTTATATCTTTAAATCAGAATATGCGTATGATCCGTAAACGGTTGTTCCGTTATTTCTTGTGTAAAAGTTTAGTACTGTTGTATCAAGTGAGAGTACTGGAGAGATGTTTGAAGCTCCTCCGCCGTCCCAGATAACTGATGCTGGCCATGTCTGAACATAACTTCCACCAGATTTAATTTCTAATTGCCAAAACTGTGCTGTATTGGCTGTTGCAGCAATATTTGAAAATGCTACTGTAAATGCTCCGCCTGCAATTACTTTAAACACATTTGATGTTTTTAGATCAAGTGTAAGAGTTCCAGAGGTCTTTGTTCCAAGGTCTGTAAACTGTGAAGGAATATTAAAGTATGGGTTACCTTGACCATCAATAGGAGCCTGAACATATGTATATGTCCATAAAGCTGGAACTATAGACGAAGGTGTCTGTGTTATTGGCATATTACTCGTTATCCTCTGCTGGGGCTACATAGTCTAAAGAAGGAAGTTCTGCTGGAATATTTGCTTCTACTTCATCTCCTGCTTCTACTGCAGCGATTATTGCTTCACGAGCAGCGATAGCTGCTTCATGATCAATTCTTTTTACTTCGTCATCAGATACGCCGTTGTACTTATCTAGTACTACGCCATCTTTTAGCTCAAAGCGGTGTGGGAGGTCAGACTCAATTGGCAAGTCGTACTCACCATTTTCAAGAAACTGTCCTGCAAAACCTTCACCCATAAAGCTTATTTTCATATTCTTCTCCTTATTCCTTTAAATATTTCTAGGCCAGCGTTGTACTGGCATTAGCCATGTATAGTTTGTGCTTGTGTACTTTGTATCGAAAATACCATTCATTATGTTCTTTGAAAGATCAATATTACCACCATTACCAATTGTACCAGAAAGTGTTCTTCCATACTTTAATGGACCTTCAAGATCAACAATTGCAAGTCTTTGTCCAGATGTTCCATCTGAGTTTGATACGTGATAAGACCACATAAACTTGTTTCTATCAAACGGTACAAGTGCACATCCATTGGTTGTATCTCCGTACTGACCAATAAAGTAGTTTCTTGGATCTCTAGTATCAATAAAGAATACGTTCATTCCGCAACCATAGTAGTAGTATACGTTAAATGCTGCTACCCAATAATTGTCCCAGGTAATCATATGTCTGGCACCATACTTTCCGCCCTGCTCGATTCCATATGATGTTGTGTTTGAAATAGTATTAAATGATGTATTTAGAGTTCCAGATGAAGGAGTGTATGTAGCATAGTGAGTAATATTAGAAGGAACGAATCTTTGCATTCCGATAATTCCATTATCCCCAACTACAATACGCATACGGTATCTTGACTCATTATAGTTCTGAGAAGCTGATGCCTGCCACTGGAAATCATAGAAGTTATATGAAGCAGTTCCACCAGTTGTTATTCCTGCTTTAGCCTCTGAAAGGAATCTATGAAGCATTCCAGCCTTATAGTTTGACTGATTAATTGATCTGCCTGTACCAGTATTTATCCATCTATGTAGACGGTAGTTATTAGAGCCATCTTTAGCTTCAATTACAACCATGGTTCCAGTTCTTTCGTTATAAGAGTTCATTCCGTAGTTTGTTCCGCCAAACCATGTTGCATACGTTGTTGAGTTTAAGTCTAAACCTTCAAGCCAGCCATTTTGTACGCCTCTTGGATACACACGCATTGTGCTATTGCTTGTAAATAACGAAATCTTTTGTCTCTTACCAGTATTTCCAACAATTACACCCCAGTAAGGTATAAATGAATCTTGTCCATCTGGATTCATTGCAAATCCTGGATTGTTATATCCTTCAGAGACTCTAAAATACCAATGTGTGTCTGCTTGATAGAATGATGTTGATCCCATCCAATATGATGTCCAGCCATTTCCACCAATGTTACCATTTGTATAATTGTTTCCAGTCCAAGTTGACCACATTTCAGCGTTTGTATCTGGCTTACCATTATAGACTTCACGCATATCGCTATTGTAAATAGATGCTCTAGGATCATTGTTAAAGTTTGAGAATGTTGCAAAGTAAGGAAGTGGCTCTTTACCTGGAATAGTATCTATATCTGCTGTAAGTAATGTTAGTGCCGCATTAATATCTGTTAATGAGCCAGCATTTTGTAGGTTAGTTTGAATAGCAGCAATAGTAGCGTTAGAAGCTAAAGTTGTTGTAAAGCTGTCAGCGATAAGTTTATCAATACCTGGAATGATTAGCTGTATCGTACTATTTGCTACTGCCATTTAAATTTCTCCTAAATTTCTATTATTAGATATTTGTTACTTTTACGCCAGAGATGAACAAGCTTACTGCGCTTGCTACCGATGCTGATACTGAGATTGCATCTCCTGCGTTTAAAACTTGCTTGAAATCAAGGACTGTGATCTGGCGTGGTGCCAAGTCAAGGTTCTTGAAGAATTCTGTTCCTGCAAAGCTCAGTGTGCACTGGTTTGCAACGTTTGTTAAGTTAGCAACTGTAACTGATGTAATAACATCTGTTTCACCTGCTGGGCATGTCCAAATCTGTGTTGATGTGTTTGGTACTACGCCGCTGTATAGTCTTGCTGGTAAGCTAATTGTAGCCATTTTATATTACTCCCATGTTTGCGTATAAAGTATAATTGCTAATTGCTGCTGCGACGAGTGCGATCTGTGTTGTACCAGATGTGTTTACTGCTGCAATCTGTGTTGCTCCAGCGGCAGTAACAAGGTTGACCTGACCTGCTGCAGCGCTTTGAACGCTTAGAATAGAGCTATTTGTTACTCCAAGAATATCATTGACTCCGAGCAAGTTTCCTAGTGTCTCTAAAGCTTTTGCTAAAAATACTAGATCCTGGGCATCAAGAGTTGAGCTTGTTAAAGCATCAATCTTATTTTTGGCCAGTGTTACTTGGGTGCCAAGTGTTGAATAGTCAGTCATTTTTTACTACCACCTCTTTGTCTTAATTATAGCATGCCCGTAATTATTACGGTTGTGCTGGAAATACTGCTTCTAAGTCGTTTTCTACTACTGATGGAAAGTCACGTAGGGCTTGTCTATAAGTTTCCCACTCTGCCTTTTTTGCATCAGATAATGGAGATGAAGGAAGTTGCGTCCAGTCTGACTCCATTAAAGCTCTGTCTCTTTTAACTCTTGCATCCATAATGACCCAAGTTTTTCTTAATCCCAGTCTATAATCTTCTAGTTGTTTTTTTGTCATTGCAACGGGAGCACCATTTGATAACTTATAGAACTTACCGTCTATATCAGAATTTACTGGATGCCAATCTGCACCAGGAGACTCTTCTGCGTATCTAGTTTCTTCTTGAATACCGTTTTCATCAAATTTAATATAAATCATTATCTATCTCCATAAATAGTAGCACATCTATTCCATAGTCTATGAGAAGAATATCCATTATATGCGGTATCATCAAGATCTGCGTAGTTATGTGCTGTCATAGTCATTCTCATATCTGGCTGAATCCACTTGTCTGCAAATGTAGTATGTAGGTCATAGAATTTATTTACTTCTAATGCCTTTCCGCCATAGCCACCCTGCCACCAGTAATAAGTTGATGTCTGGCAAAGAAACGCTGTCTGTAGTGCTGGAATTGTCATTGTTCCAGACCATGTATATGTTGAGTTACCAGAAGATCTGTTTGCCATAGTTGTCCATGTCATTCCAGTAGCTTGTGAGTATAGCTTGCCTGCTCCAGTTGGTATTCCATAATACATTGCGGAGCCTTCATAACCTTGCGCCCAGTAATTTGCATACCAGCCATAAACTGTAATTGTTTTAGATAGTGTTGGGTGAAAGTTTCTAATATACATAGATCTCATTGAGAATCCCTGATACGCTGAATCTTCCATAATATTGTGTACCTGTCCGCCTCCAACTACGTTACCCTTTGCATACTGGATAACGTTGTGAGCTCTATTTTCTACTGATGAGTAGCTGTTAGTCTGCTGACGATTGTGCTTTCCATGAGACATATGAAAGTTTCTTTCATGGTCTGATGTTGAGTTCATATAGTTGTAATATGCTCCCCATCCATCACCTGAACCCCAGGCTCCCTGCCAAGTAGGGTTTCTGTTGTTAATTGTATAGATTGTTGGAATATGATATGGGAATCTTGAACCATCAGTTACCTCTTGAAATTCATTATCAAGCATTGACTTAACGCCAAGCGACGCTGGTGTAATGCCAAGGGATGTGCCAGTAACACCAATAGTTGCTAGATCTGCTGCTTTAAGTCCTGACCCTAAAGTAAGAACGGAATTTAAATCTGGCATTAGATGATCCTCCAACCATATGTAATATTTGAGTATAACAATTTAATTCTCTTTCCATTTACGTTAAACACTAGGTTCTCTACTAGACCCTGAATTCTTTCTCCAGATCTATTTATTGTAAAGTTTGTTGTTCCTGCCGTTCCTGCAATATCAATAATCTCAATAACATCTCCAATTGCTGGTCCAGGTGGAAGTGTAATTACTTGTGATGCAACTGGAACTACCATTAGTCTATCTTTTGCAAAAGCTTGATATGATGTTCCTGTAATTATTTGCCAAGGATTATATGATGCTGCTGCTGCTTGAGCAGAAGCGGTTGCAATTGCTGAAGTTTGAGAGTTTATCTGTGCTTCAAGTGAAGTAGTTCTAGGAGCAATATTATTATATGCTGCATTAAGTGTGGTATATGAAGATTGAAGATTAGAAACAGCAGTACCATTAGCAGTTCCTTGAACTACTGTTATGGCTGCGTCTCTTGCCGTATTCAATTGTGTTATTGCTGCTGCAGTTGCACCAACAATATCCTTTACACCTAAAAGCTCTCCAAGAATTGTAAGGGACTCAGCAACATACATTATGCTTTCTGCTGTAAGAGTCTGAGACGTTAACCCATCAATCTTAGTTTTTAAGACTGCGATTTCATCATTGAGTGTGCTATAGTCTGGCACTTTTTCTCCCTTTTAAGCCTGAGCTTCAGTCCATGAAAGACGAGCTGAAATATCTGAAGATGTTAAACCTAAGTTAGTTGCAACAATTGTTAAAATGTCTGGACCATTTGGAAATCCTGGTGCTGTAAAGTTACCATTTCCAGAAAGAATAGATGTTCCAAGATCTCTGACCTTTGAAAGATCGAATGTTGTTGTATTATATTCTGTACCTGTACCAGATACGTAGAACGCAAATGCCTGGTCTCCGCCTTGAACTGTACTAAGTGGTGTTGTTACTGTTGTTCCAGTAATTCCAGTATTATCATGGTAGATTACCTGTGCTAGTGATCCACCTGGAACTCTCTTAAGCTCCCAGTCTGATGGAATATTAACTCCAGTTGGGAACTTAGCTACGTTGTAAAGACCCTGAATAAGGAATGTTCCTTGAGCCAAGATTCCTAGTGACTGAAGTTGTAGCTGCATTGTATTAATAATCTCACGAATACCGTAGTTTCTTCCAATACCATTATCTGCTGAAGGAGCAATTCTGATTGAAATCAGTGGTCTAGCAACTGCTGCAGAACCAAATGATTGCTGTACGTTACCATTTGGAGTAACAATAGATGATGGAATTGTTTGTGTATTTGCAATACTATATTGAATTGTATTTCCAGTAACTGCAGATACTGTATATGAACCATTAAATATTGAGCTTTCTGTTGCTAGAGCAGTTGATGGTTGACTTGCTAATAGGTAACCATATGCTCCAGCCAAAGTAATTGTAAATGAATTTGTTGTAGGAACTGTATCAATTGTTCTTGTTCCATTTGCAACATTTAAAATAGCATTTGTAACTACAAGTCCTGTGGATCCAGTATTTGATAATGTAACGTTTGCAATTGTTAAGTTAAATCCTGCTAAGAAGTTGTGTGGTCCAGCTGTAGTAAATGTTAAGCTAGTAGGAGAAGTTCTTTGAACTGATGTAATAACTGCTTTAGTATTAACATCTGAAATTGTTGCTACATATCCTGGCTGTAATCCGTGTGGTGATGTTGTAGTAAGTGTTGCTACTCCACCTGTTGCTGACTTAGTTGCAACCTTAGCTGTAACTGTACCAGAACCTGCAATATTCATAAATCTCTGCATACCTGCTGTAAAGATAAAGTTCTTATCATCATCAAATCGTCCGTCCATAATTACTGATGATCCCCAGTGTGAAATAACTGGCGCACATGTATTTGTAATTGTTTGAACTGATACTTGAGATGTTCCTGAACCATTTGTAATTGTTGAATCTGGTGTAAATGTTGCTGAGTTAGCAGTTCCACTTAATTGCCATGGAGTTCCGCCAAAGAATGACGTCATAGGTTGTCTACGATTAATATTTACTGCATATCCTTGAGCTGTTGGATTGTATACAGGGTTTGTGATTGTATATGAGCAAATCTCAACAGCTGAGCTATCTTTAATGATTAGCCAGCCTTCTGTTGGCCAAAACTTGATGCTATCAACATACATAAGAATTTCTGATGATGCTAATGTAGATCCAACAATTCCATTTCCACCAGCCTTAAGCTTTGTATTAAAGAATGGAGAGTTAATTGCTTCATATCTAGCTGGAAGGTTACCAGAACGCATGTATGCTTCAGTATTTGTATTATTATTTGGCATTCTATGGCAATATGCAATATTACCTTCAGTAGTTCTAAATCCAAATCTAATAAATCCTGCGCCATACCAAGTATAGTCAATATAGGCCATCTGCATTTGAGTTGTATCAAGTGTGTATCCTGAAGGGCCTGTGCCATCCATTCTATCCATGCTCCACTCAGTTTGAGGAACACGAATTTCTTGAGTTATAAGATATCTTGAAGTTGCATTTGTTGCACCCTTATAAGCAGGTGTAACTGCCATTCTTGTATCGCTTGAAATTTCAGCTACTGTATAGTTAGCACCCTTAATAACAACGTGATCTCCAACTAATAATTGCTTTCTAAATCTTGTACCTATTCCTGTAATAATATTTGAATTTTGTGTTACAGAAAGTCTTCCAAATAATTCTTTTTTAGTAAATCTTCTTACTGCATATAGATATGTTCCATCATATTCAAAGAAGAATCCGTTTTGATCATTATAAAGTCCACAGCGTGTTGCGGCTCCATCCCATTCATAAACAGTTGCCTTTACATCAATACCACCTGGGAACTGATCTGTTGCTTGAAGTCCTTGTGTTAATACCATGTTGTATTGGAAAGAGTTGGTTCCAAGAATGTTAGTTACGACAAACTTTCCATTCCATGGATTATACGAACCAGCAGTTACTACACCTTCAACCTTAATCTTGGCACCTGGTTGTAAACCATGGTCTTGAATTGTTTGAACTGTAACTGTTTGGCTACCTGGAAGAACTCCAGCAACTGTAATTCCATCAATATCAAATGTTGGTGTGAACTTAACACCTGTTGAGAACTGCATAGCCTTACCAGATTGATATCTAAAATATCTACGTGTCTGTCTAACTACTCTAACTCCGCAAACGTTATCTGTTGTAGAAAGAATAACACCTCCGTCAAATGGACGATGCTGAACATATCCGTTTGGCTTAGCATAAAGTCCAACTCCAGATGTAACCATTGAAGAATTTGTTACTGTTGATGTCATTTTAAATTTAAATTGGTTTGGAGTAGATACATTAAATATTCTCCAAGTACCAGCTATAGGACAAGCAGCATTTTGATTTCCAATAAGAATTGGTGTTCCTGGAAGCAATCCATGTGGATTGCTTGTTGTTACTGTAATAGTAGATAGTGTTGCTTCATCAGAGTATGCAGACCATCCATTTAGACCAGATGCTGCATTTCCTCCTGGAATATGAGCATTGTCATAGATTCCTCCACCTGTTACTGCTGTAAGAGTACCGTCTCTTAGGTTTCCGCTTACGACTCCAGAAGCTCTAAATGTAAATGTAAATCCATCAGCAGAAACTGTTTCAATTGGATATGTTCCTTCTGAAAGTGGATTTAATGAATCTTGAACTGATATAACATCTCCCGCAGCAAGGTCTGTGGCTGGTGAAACAACATTAACCGTAACTAATGATCTTGGTGAGGTGCCGTCGCCAACCATAGATGCAAGGTCAAAAGAGTTACCGCCTGTTGCTCTTGAAAAGAATGATGGATAGTTTGCTGTAAGAACTAATGCTTCCCATTTAGATCCCTGAACGCCATACTCAAAGTCTGTATCAATAAGTGATTGTGGTGGTGCCACACGAAGCTTATTTACTGCATCTAATAGTGGCTCTGTAAATGTCATTGTTTCTGCTACTTCATCAACAATAATTGCTAACTTATCATTAGCATTCATTCCGCTGCAATTATACTTTAAAACAATTGTTGTTTTTGGATCGTATCCAACTTCATTATCTACTGAAAAGCTATAAGCATTAATTGTTGGATCTGAAAAATTATAAATTACTGTACCCTTAGTGGTATTTGTAATAAGCATTAAGCGGTCTTGAAGAATAATTCTAGGGACAACAACAGTATTTGTTGCTGGGTTAAACGTATAGTATGTTTCTTCTATTTGTCTTCTTGCCATTTTTTCTCCCTAAAATAAATAACTTGATGCTGCGAATCTACTGTTAAGCTGTGTTTGTGTAACGGTACTTGTATATTTTGGATAATACAAGCCAAGATTGAGCATAGCATCAACTCTAGCCACTGTAGTCTCCTCTAGTATAGCATTTGCTAGTTCATTACCAGAAGGACCTACCGCTCCAGTATCACCCTTGATACCTTGTATACCTTGAGTTCCACGAATATTTCCTTGCAATGTCCACTGAGATGTAGATGAATTATATTGGAACCAATCGCCTGTTGTTGTATTTAAATAATTATCTAAACCTAGTTTATTTGCTGGATTTAAGGCTGTTGGATTAGCAATTCCAGTATAGTTATAGGAACCTCTTTGTCCTGCCGTTCCTTGAGGTCCTGCGGCTCCTGGAGTACCTGCTGGGCCTGCTGTGCCAGTTGGGAGACTAAAATTTAATACTGCTGCTGAGGATGTTCCGCTATTTACAACAGTTGGTGTTGATCCTGAAGGTAGTGTTGTTACTGTACCAACAGAAACAGTTGCTGCAGCACCAGGAAGTCCTTGAGGACCTTGTGCTCCAGGACGTGATCCTGCGACTACAACCCAAGCTGAGCCGTTCCAACGTTTTAATGACATGTTTGATACCTCGCCTTAATTATACTATAATTAGTTATCAAAAGCCCATCCAGACTAATGCTTCCGAATCATAGTTAGGATAAAATTTCTTCCAGCCTTGACTTGTTCCAATATATAAAGATTGATTTGAAGTAACATAAGCTAAGACACCTAGAGATGCTGATGCTAAAGGCAGATCTGATACGTTTGTATAAGATATAGAGCCTTCTTCTGACGTTAAATCTAACCAAAATTCTGTTTCTGATGGGGATGGTGCAGTAGTTGAAGATAATATTGATTGTCCTGAAGTATCATCTAAATCTATCCAAAGCTCTCCAGTATATGATGGGTTTGCTGGTTCATTTGCACTATATATTAATTCTGTAATTGGTTCATCTGTATCAATCCAAAGAGTGTCTGTACCGTAGTTTGTTGGAGCTTCTGGTCCAGCATAAATAAATTCTGTTTCGCCAGCATCATCATCAATATCAATCCACAAATCACCAGTATTTGTAGCTCCGCTTGGAGGAGCAATTAATCCAACAAAAAATGTACTTGGTGGAACTGTTAAATCTGTAGCTGTTAAACTAAGGCCTCCGCCGCCGCCAGATCCTTGAACATCTTGCCAAAGCTCTCCATCAAATATTTTAAGTTTTTTTAAAGTTAAGTTATAATAAATTTGACCTGCGACTGGTGAAGTTGGAGCGGCGCCCAATCCAATGATTACACCATTATTAAATGTATTATTTGATGTCCAGGTATTTGTTGTTGATTGAGATAAATTAGGATTTAAAAATACCCATTGGCTTGTTAAAGCATTCCATATTTTTAATGCACCCGTTACTCCAGCTCTTGCCTCATCTGTATCAAACCATATCTGTCCATCAATTGGGCTGGCTGGTGCCATAACAGACATATAAGCTTTAGATGGAGGAATTGTTGCCTCAAGCATCATCTTGTTTGCTTCATCATCATATGTTGCAGTTATATTTGAGTTTGTCCCATGAGTAAACATTGGGGCAAGGAAATCTTGTATCTGTTCTTGGGTTAGTTGTGGAAAGCCAGTAAATATTACCTTATTATTAGCGTCATCATATGTTACCGTAATGTTCTGATGGCTTGCATGAGTAAGCATTGCTGCAACGTCATCTTGAGCTGTTTCTCTTTCAACATTTATAATACGCCAAGCTTCGCCATTCCATTTGTAGCCATTATATTCTTGGTTTATCGTTGGATTTGCTGGGAAAAATGTTGCCATACTAGATCTCCTCTACTAATGAAACCTTGCCATCATAGCAGCAGATATCTTCACCATTTAAAGTTTCAATTGCTGACCTATAAAATTCTGCAAGTAGATCTTCACGACCAGTTGCCCACACAATATCTGTTATTAACACTGTTTTGTTATCAGATATGTTTTTTATGGTTATATCAAAAAGTGGAACATTTTCACTGTTTTCCATTTTCCACTTAAAGTTTCCTACTGTTTCCATTATCATATTGCTGATATATCCTTAATTGTAATAATGCCATTCATTACTGTATGTGCAGCACACTGGTATTTATAATTTCCAGTAACATTAACTGGTATTTGCCAATAGACAGTTCCACTAGTCTTTGCCTGAGCTGCGCCACCAATACCTTCAGTTCCATCTATATCTACGTGAATTAGCCCTAAATTACTATTGACTCCTCCAGTTGTTTGAATTAAAAATGGATGTCCTGGCACATTTAGATTAAACGCAATTGTTGTTCCAGAAATAGCATATATTGTTGGATTAACTGTATTGTTATATTGATTTGTAAAAAGATATCCTGATGATCCAGAGGCAGTAACATTTAATCTTGTTATAGCTGGATATGCAATCATATCTGCTGTCTTAAATATATCTGTTAAGTCTGAAAAAGCTGTGGTTGTTGGAGTTGTACTTCCTGCAGGTAAGGCAACCCAGTTTGTTCCATCATATGTAAGAACATCATCAATTTCTGGCGCCACAGTTAAATTAACATTTGTAATATCGTCAAGTGTTATTTGTGGGGTTGCTGAATTTTGATTTACTGGAATCCAGTTGGTTCCGTTCCAACCTAAAACCTGATTAATTAATGGGGCTGTAGTTGAAGTATCAACATCTGTTAAAGCATTAATATTATATGTTAATGATGTTGTATCATTAAATTTTGCAACTTTTACCCAGGTTGCTCCTGTTGAATAGTACATATATCCATCAGCTGTAACATACATAACTTTGCCAGTATTTGATGCTGCTGCTGGAAGTGAGCCTACGTTTGCATAAGATGCTTTTGTAATTCCAGCATATGTAAATGCTGTTGTTGCAAGTTTAGAGTTTATTTGTGTTTGAATTGCTGATGTTACTCCATCAAGGTGCCCTAATTCTGTTGAATCAACTGTACCTATTGATGTAGTTCCTGGCAAGACTACTGTTCCAGTAAATGTTGGAGAAGCAGATGGAGATTTAGTATTAATCTGTGTTTGAATTGCTGATGTTACTCCATCAAGGTACCCTAATTCTGTTGAAGTTATTGTTCCAATTGAAGTGGTTGCTGGAAGAACTACTGTTCCAGTAAATGTTGGAGAAGCTATCTTTGAATAACCTTGACCTACAACATAAGCAGTTGTTGCAATTTGTGTAGTATTTGTATCTACTAATGCTGTTGGAGCTATTGGTATGCCTGTAAGAGAAGGAGATGAAAGTGGTGCTTTAGCATTCAGCTGTGGTTGTATATTACTTGTTACTCCAGTTAAATATGCAATCGTATCTGGTAGATCATTTACTCCGCTTGCGGTAAATCCAGTTCCACCTGAGACTTCAATCCAATATGATCCGTCATAAACATACAAAACTCCAGTCTGATGATCAAACCAGCTATCCCCATTTAATGGATTTGCTGGAGCTGATACGCTAACCTTAATTGGTTCATCAACATTTAAAATTACTTTATTTGTCTCATCATTGTATGTAGCGGTTATCTTATTATGATCAGAGTGATTTAATAATGATGCTGAAGCGTCTTGGGCAGACTCTACAAACTCTGTTATAAGTGCTGGTGTAACGCTGAAGTTTAACTTTCCTGTTGGATCGTCATATGTAACCTCAATTCCACCCTCTGTATTTGTAGATACCATTCCGCCAACAACATCCTGAATCCTTTCGTCTGTATTTGCAAGCGATAGATATGTGGATGCAGCATCAGTTATATTTAGTTTAGTTCCTAATGCTGTTGTTACTGTTGCGGCATATGAGGAATCGTCATTAATTGCCGCTGCTAGCTCATTAAGTGTGTCTAAGGCTCCAGGAGCAGCATCTATAAGATTTGATATAGAAGTATCTGTATATGTTTTTGCTGTATTTAGCGCTGTTGTTGCAGATGTATCTGCATAAGTCTTAGTTGCCAAAAAGTTACTAAGGTCATAGTTTTTCCATAAACTAGTTGCAGAGTCATAGACCAAGGCGTTGTTATTTGCTGGAGACTGTATTAATACATTATGTAGCTCTTGTAGCTCAAACCCATTTTGAATTTTAACAAAGATAGAACCATTGTTTGCATTCCCTCCACGAACAACAATTCCAATAAATACTAGGTGTGCTGGCGCTACTGGCTTATTAGCAAGACCAAATATTAAACTGCCGCTTGCTCCTAACCATACTGGATCTCCGTCAGCTCCGCCAACTGTATTAATATCAGAAAGAAGACCTTCAGTAATTATTTGACCTTCGCCATTATTAGAAATAGACTCTGCCGTAAATCCAAATGTTTTGCTTGATTGTGCTTCTGCTACGTTTGAAGCTAATCCAACCTTAATTTTACCTGATGCTCCTACTGATCCAGTTACATATACTGGCTTACCTTTTGCTAAGGTTGCACCTGTTTCATTTTTTGCTGTTTGATAAATTGTTCTTGCAACATCTGGAGCGGCTACTGATAATCTAACTTCATTTAAAACGTCATCATAGGTGGCTATAAGGTTTGTATGGTTTGTATGTCCTAAAAGGGCTCCTGCGGCATCCTGAGCAGTCTCATAGCTAATTGCATAGGACTCAAGGGTTCTGATCTTATAATCATGGGATGTAGCATCAGCAGAATTATTAACTCCGACTTTAGTTTCAAGGGCTTCTATTGCGTCATTGGCATTAGCATGCTGGGCGGCATGTGAGACTAATTCTGGTGAATCCGTAGGTTGTGGATTAATCAGAGTGTCTTTTGAGGTTGGAAATGACGTAGCCATGATTTAATTATACCTTAGATAAAGCATAAATCGCTACTCTTCTTTTGTGTCTAAGTCTTCTTCTAGGTCAACTTGTCCCCAATGACCTAATGGGCATTCTGCATTTGGAAGCTTAACTTTTAAATTCATAATACATCCGCATTCTAAGCACTGATGGGTAGATTTAACATATCTTGGGCATGCCTTACATATCTCAAATCTCTCAGCCGCAACCTCTACAGAGACTCTACCTATTTTTTTATTAAATAGGTCCCACGGTCTAGCTGGAACATTTTTCCATTTAGGAATATCATTATTGTCCATTTATTGAACCCGCCCTCTTTTGATGATTTCTATACATTGTTTCATTTACATGCTTACCTTTAAAATATCTTCTTCCTGAACCATTAATTTTATCATAATCTTGATTATTTCTTTCCCATCCAAGCTTATGCATGGATTCTAGCTCATTTTTTATAACCTCTTCACCAAACAAATCAAAGGCATCCTTCATCTTAAACATATCTACATAGAATCTTGGGATTGGTATAAAGGCTGCAAGCCAGTCACCCTTTTTAATATTTATGGTCTTATTTGGCTCAGTTACTTTTATATTAAAGGTAAAATTTCTTCTAAGATTATCTGATTCGACAACAGCGCTCATAGTATGTAGCCCTGGAATAAAATAATTTGGTGGCTGCATTATCATTAAATTTGTATCCCTTGGGGTCCTTACAATAAATTTATTTTCTAGTGTAATTATTCCATTTGCAAAATCTCCTAATAAAGGCTGTATAGATTCATGATTTTGCCATCCTTCAGATTTAATTTCTGGTGGATTTTCTATATTGCCATCCCAAAATATCTCTGCATCCCAATTTGATTTTACAACAAAACCATACTGATTTGCTATTGTTAAAGGCAGACAAAAAGAAAATGCTGTTATTGAAAACCAATCTCTATTTGGATGGCCTACCAGACTTTCTATTACGTCAGAAAGATTATGCCTAGTATCTTTAGTTGCATAGAAAGCCAAAGTTTTTTCTGGGACAAGAAAATTATCGTCGTTGATATAATCTTTTTTTATCTCATCCTCTAAAGATATTTTTTCAATCTTTTTAGATTTAAAGATTTCCCATGGACTTTTTGACCCATTTTTCATTTATAAGTCTTTCTCTTCCAGAACTGTTTTTTATACTTAGCCATTGGTGGATTAAACCAATTCCAAAATTCTTCATACTCATAAGATCTATCTTGATCTGGAAATTCTAGCTCCCAATTATCTCTTTTAAAAGGTATTGCTTGAATTATTGGAGTACCAGCAGGAATTAATCCAGAAAATCCCTTTTTTATAAAAAACGGAAACTGGACAGATAAAGGAAAATCATCTGTATCTACTACTCCAGAAAGAGTCTGAAACGGCAAATCTGTTCTATTTAAAGGATGTGTAAAAAGAGTGCTGTATCCTTTTGGGGTTTGCCAAAAAAATTTATTTATCCATTTAAATGGAATTGGGTCAAGATTACTGTCTATCTCCATATTTTCTATTTGAAATGATGGATGATGAGTAACAACATCACCAACACCGTTGTCAAGAAATCTCTTATATCTGTCATCATATATCACATCTGCAGAAGTTTTAAATACATATCCTATTGTAAGCGTATCCAAAACTGGTATACACTTTTTAATAGTCATATCATGATGTTCATCATCTACTGATTGAATTTTTTTAAACCAGTCTGGTATTTCTTTTGATGATGGACTTGGTTTTTCCCAGTCTACATAAATATCTTCAGATAAGGCTTTGATCTTCTTTGTTGTTGGGCTGAATCGCATTTGGATTTGTAAACTCTCCTGTTTCTTCATTGTATTCCCAGTTTAAACCTGGTCTTGTTTCAAGGTCTGTTATATCTATTATCAGTGGGTTGCTCATTAGCATTGCCCAAAGTCTTTCCTCTGTTCTAATTATATCCTGGACCTCATTGTCCAGAACTAAAGCAATAGAATATGTTTTTATGGGGCTATGATAATTTTTTGGCTGTTTAAAATCATCTATTTTTGGGTTGATTTTTTCAATCTTATTTTTTTTTCTAAATATCATTCATACACCTTTTTTACCCAAAATCTTTTTTTATATGATCCTTCAGGAGTTCTTAGATTTATTAATTGTTTTTCGTTTATACGTTCTAGCTCAGAATCATCTACCCAAGACTTCCATTTATCTCTTTTGTAAGGGAAAATTTGAATTATTGGTGTTCCAGCAGGAATTACTCCTTGAAAATCTTCTTTAAGGAAAAACGGAACATTTCCATTGCCATAAAATTTATCGGCGTCCATTGTAGCTGACAAAGTGGTGAATGGTAAATCAAACCTATTAAATGGATGAGTAACTAAAGCACTATATCCTTTTGGAGTTTTCCACGACCACTGACCAGCCCAAATAAAACCATTTGGTAAATGACCTGCTGGCCTTGGAATAGTCTCTCCAAGTTCTTTTGGTCTTTCTTCAATAAAATTTGGCCAGCCATTATGACCTGGAGCATTCCATTTTATGCTAGTGTTTCCTTCTTCATTTTTAGAAACAAACAAATCAAACGGCAGATTTATTGTATATCCAGACATCATAACTTCCATAAAAGGAACACACGATTTTAGTCCAGGTTCACCTTGGGATAAAACTAACTCCCCATCTCTCCACCATTGTGGTATTTTTGAAACAGATGGTGGCATAAGTTTTTTCCTCCCGCCAAAAGGAATGAACTTTATTATTTTCATTTACTGCTCTATTCTATTAAAGTTTTGCTAATTAAGCTGGCTGTACAAAAACTGCTGAATCAGCTGTATCGCCAACAACAGTGTAATCATTAGTTCTAATAATTTGTGGGTTTTCTAAAAGAAGAGATGCTGTTGTTACGTTTGTATTCATTACTTGCTGTACGACTCCATCTAAAATTAATGCAAATGGGATTGTTGGTGCAGGTTCTCCTACTGAAACCCTGTCCCATGCTGGGATATCAATTGTCATAGTATACTCCTTACGATATTGTAATTTCCCCAAGTGACTTATCTTCGTTATAGCTGCTTGGAGAAACAACTATTCCGTAGTTAGCTATAATATTAACACCTGTTGCGTTATATATCAAGTCAGGACCAATCTGCGTAACCATGGCGGTATCAGAGTATGCTTTAGCCGTAATAGTGGCTGTGGTTCCGCCTTTTGTTGAATTTGAAACTTGTACTTTTAACCCTCTCATCTGAGTATAGCTTGTTACAGCGTCTAGTGTCATTGTAAAAAGTGTAGTTGCTACATTTGATGTAAATTTAATAAATTGTAGGTATCTTGGATATGTATTTGCATAAGAATTACAACTTCCGCCAGTTCCAGAACAATTTCCACCAGCCCCACATGGATTATATGGGTTTGTTCCAGCACATGGATTATATGGGTTTGTTCCAGCACATGGATTATATGGGTTTGAAGATCCACATGGATTATATGGGTTTGTTGCTCCACATGGATCTATTGCATAATAAACTTGAACATATCTAGTAGCCCCACATGGATTATATGGGTTGACGTTTGCACATGGATTATATGGGTTAAGTCCATTACAAGCCTGATAGGGATTAATACTTACGCATGGGTTATATGGATTTATACTTACACAAGGGTTGTATGGATTAACGCTAGGACATGGATTATATGGATTAACGCTAGGACATGGGTTATATGGATTGTATGATTTACAACAAGATATATAATAGCTACCGTAAATCAGGCAGTTACCAAAGGTTCTACAATTTCCTCCAGTTCCTGCATTACAGTTTCCGCCAGTAGCAGAGCGACAGTTACCGCCTCCTGTATTACAATTACCACCACCAGTATTACAATTACCTCCTGAGCTTATGCAGTTTCCGCCAGTTTGATTACAGGTTCCTCCAGTTGCTACGCACTCTGGATATTCACAACAATACTCACCACCAGTTGCCACGCAGTTTCCGCCAGTTCCAGAGCATCCTCCAGTAGCAATACAATTTCCACCAGATGAGACGCAATTACCTCCAGTTGGTTGGCATGGATTTGTAGATCCACAAGGATTGTATGGGTTTGCAGAAACACATCCACCAGTTCCAGAACTTAATGTTTGTGAAGATACTAGTCCATACCAGTTTCCATCGTCTGTAACCCAAAGAGCGGCACCTGCACCAACGCCTGGGTCTTTAATAGAAATAGTTACATTTGTATCTTTCATTGGGACTGAAGCCATTGGATAAAGAGAAGAGCTATATGCAGTGCTTGCTTTAGATGTCTGGGCTACCCATTCACCTCTTCTAAATTTCCATCCGCCTTTAAAATAATTATTAAAACTATCTTGAAAGAATACAAAAGCTTTTAACCTTGAAGATACAATGTTTCTTTTTTTTCTTGATAATCCCATTATAGATCAGAGTCTCCCGATACTAGCCAACTATTTTGGCTTCTTTTTTCAAGGATAAGTGTGCTCCACTGAACTCTGGTTTTAAATTGATTGTCTGGTGCATTTAAAGTTACACCAGATTGACCAACTACAGTAATTTTCCCAGTTCCAGCCTGCATAATTTCACAGCTTGAACCTACTGGCCAAGGATCATTTAAATTTGTTGGAATAGTTACAGTAATTGGTGATGAAGAATCAAATTCAAGTCTATTATATCTATCTGTTTGATTGCTAATTGTATATGCTGTATCAGATTTAATTGATGGGATAGTTGCCTTATCAACTTTAGCTGCAAGTCCATCCGTTAGTGATGTTTGTAGTTGTCCAAGCAAAAGTGAAGCTGCAGATGATACTGGTTTATCTAAATCTGAAGTATTATCTACATTTCCTAGGCCAACCATTGTTTTTGTAATACCATTTACTGTTCCAGTAAATGTTGGATTTGCTAGTGGAGATTTTAAATTTATTTGATTCTGAATTGATGATGTAACACCATATACATATCCAATTTCTGTTGAGCTAACTGTCCCAATAGATGTATTCGATGGTAAAGATACTGTTCCGCTAAATGTTGGTGAAGCTAAAGGAGCTTTTAGTCCTAAAGCAGTAGATATTGTGCTTGCATAATTTGAATCGGCACCCAGTGCATCTGATAATTCTTTAAGAGTATTTAATGCTTCTGGCGCTGAGTTAACAAGATTTGCGACGGCAGTTTTAACAAACTCTGTTGTTGCAATCTGTGTTGTATTAGTTGTATCCGTTGCAGTTGGAGCAGTTGGTATTCCCGTTAATGCTGGATTTGCTAATGGTGCTTTAAGATTTAATGCGGTTGCGGTGGCTGTAGATATAGGCTTATTTGCATCAGATGTATTATCTACATTTGTAAGAGTAGAGGCAATTGTTATTGTATTTGCAGCATCGTCATATGTCTTTGACATATGTAGTCCCATGACTAAAGCGCTATTTATAGCATCTTGAGATAGTTCAGCAAGCTCTGAAGGTAGAACATTTATAAAAGGAAGATTTGGCCATGTATACATGCCATTTCCAACTTTTAATTTATTTAAAGTTGTATCTAAACCAAGTTCAGCGGTAGCAAGAACTATTGTTGATGTTGCCCATTGAGCAGATGTTCCTCTTCGTAATCTTATAACTGATGACATTATGCATCTCCGCCATCAATAAATCCTGGATTTGGAATTTGAACATTTTCTACAGAATAAATTTCTCCATCATAAGTGTGTACGTGATCTAAAATACCACTAAGTGCTCCACCAGCAGGTTGCCATGAGCTTCCATCATAAAATCTTAATTCTTTTACAGCACTATTATAATAAATATCGCCAATTCTTCCATTGGCTGGGTCTGTTGATAATTCAACTGCATGAAGTGGTACTAGTCTTTTTATAGATGACATATACTAACTCCTTATCCAGTGATTACGACTCTATAAGCTCCAGCTGTTGGTGCGGTAGCAAACTGTAGTTTAACTTGTGTCGGAGAAAAATGCTCTACTCCAACTTCTACTTGCTCTTTAGAACCGCCTGTTTCAAATACTTGAACTACAACATCTTGTGAACCTAACATGTGTGAAATAGTGTAGGTAGCAAGTGAGGTTGAAAGTGTCTCTGCATATTTTCTAACAATATGGTGGTAGTTAGATCCATCATTTGTAAGTGTCCACTTGTCATCAGTTTCATTCCATAAAACTTCAACATCAGCGGCATCTCCACGCTCTACACGAATTCCAGCATCTGTTGTAGGAACTCCAGTGAAAGATGTATTAAGATTAATCTTGTTATCGACAATGTTGACTTGAGTTGTATTAACTGAGTTAACTGTTCCAACAACATTTAAGTTTCCGCCAACCTGTAAGTTTCCAACAACTTCTACGTTATCTGGTAAACCTATTGTTACTGCTGCAGACTCAGAACCTGAGCCAGTTACTGAAATCTGGTTAGTAGTTCCAGAAATTCCAGCTACATAATTTCCAGTTGTATCAGTTCCAAGTGCTACTGAGTTTGGTTGAATTGCGGTTGTAATTACTACATTCTGAGATCCATTAAAATTAACTTCTCCCTTGACGTCACCATCAAGTTCAATTTTACGTGCTACTAATAAGGTATCTGCTGTAGAAGCATTTCCAGAAACATCTCCAGTAAATACTGCTCTAGCATTAGAGTTTCCAGAATCCAAGATGGTTGTGCCATCTGTATTCTTAACGTCTCCAGTTAGATTTCCAGTTACATTACCAGTTAAGTTAGCTGTAATTGTTCCAGCAGCAAAATCGCCATTTGAATTTCTAGATACTATTGCTGAAGCTGTATTTAGCGCTGTTGCGTTTGTAACAATTGTTACAGCTGCAGTCTCTGTTCCAGAGTTTGCAATAGTTAAATGTGAGTCTGTTGAAGAAAGTGTTGCAACATAATTTCCAGAAGTATCTGTGCCGAGAGCAACGGAGTTTGGTTCAATTGTTGCATTAAGAGTTATTTGACCTGATGCGTTTGTAGAAGCTGTACCACTTAAATCTCCGCCGAGTGTGATACTAATCTGACCAGCTGATTGCCAGCTAGTTCCATTGTGGAAGAATAGTTGATTTGATGCAGTGTTGTAATAAACCTGTCCAGCTTTTCCGCTTAGTGGGGCTGTGCCTAGGTTATGGATTACGGCATTGCGTAATTCATTTTGCTTTAAATCAATGTCTATAAGAAACTGTCTAGCCATTTTTTATCTCCCTTTAGGACAGGTAGGCTGTCCCAGAAAACCTAGAAGTCATGAAAAGCTTCACAGTTTTATTACTCTCATTATACTGTACTCCAGTTTCGAATGCATTGCCGCCGCTATCAATAACTGTAACATTTGGCTGGAAAACTAAAGATGTAGTAAGAGTGACTGTGTAATAGCCATCTGCATCAGGGGTAGAACTAACTTGGGCAAGGCTCCAGGAAATCTTTTCTGAAACCTCTTGTGTAAGAATTATAGATTTGGCGTTAAGCCAAGAGTTGTCTGTGAGCTTAGGTCCGTAGAACTTATTTGAAACTACGTCAAAATAGAAGTCTCCAGTTACTCCAACTCCGTCAGCGGGAGCTCCAGAGCCATTAAGAATAGTTCTTCCAGATGGACCTTGAATTCCAGAGTCTGAAAGGATTACTTGATTGTCAACCTGTGTGACATTAATAATGTTTGAGTTGTCTACAACCGTAATTTCAGCCATTAGACTGTAACCGCCTTTGAAACACTAAGTGTTCCTTCAAGAATTCGTGTCTTGGTAACTCCATCTGGGGCGGTGAGAACTAGATCATAGAATGACTTTGGATAAACTAGCTTAGTAGTTCTTTCTGCAGATACTGTTACGCTAATTCTTCCGAGTGGGCCATTTATAGCTATTCCATCTGTATGGGTTAAAGTAAAGCAAAGTATCTTTCCGCCTTGCTTATCTCTTGCCTGCATTTTTGCGGAATAACCAGTTATATTAATTGGAATATCATTTGGATCTTTCCAAAAGATAGTGAAAGTCAGTGTAGCGCCTTCGTCTACATTAAAATTCTTAGTTAAAAATGGCATTTACGCTCCAGTGGTATTAATCTAATTTTAGCATATATAAACGCTAAAGGCAGACTAGTTAATGTCTACCACTTCGCATCCAGCATCAGCTGAACATGCCAGATTTTGACTTCCAGTAGTTGAGTCTTCTGTCTCATAAAGAGTTAGCATTGACCAATGAATTTCTTCTGGCATCTTTGCAACGGCGTCTAAGTATTCCTGCTCTGTAGCATCCTGATAAGGGGCTTGCTTGTAAGTGTGGTCAGAGTATGGCAAGAACGAAATTCCTGAAACTTCGTCAAAGTGATCCCAAACCCAAGAACCAACTTCCATCCACTCTTCATCACGAACTGAAACAGTAATAGAAGGCTTATGCTCACACCAATCTCTTTGATATGTTAGCCAAATATTCAAGTGTTCAATAGCAGTAAGATCATTTCTTAATACAGCACCCTTTGGAGCTTTGATAGGGAATGAAAATACTTTTGTTTGAGTAGGATTCATAAAGTCATCTTCTGCTGGAACTCCTGCCTCCATTAAAAATTGAGTTAGCGGATCTTTCTTGTCTCCACGGACTGTACGGATGTAATATTCGTTGTGCCATGGGTGCATACCAGAAGATACTCCAGTGAGCTGTGAAACAGTTCCTGAAGGCTTAACGCAAGTAACTGCTGCAGAAGGATTAATACCAATCTTTCCAGCCTCTTCAACGTTTGTAGATACAGCAATCTCTCTTAGTGAATTCAAAACCTTAGAAAGTTTGTCCATGCCTTTCTTGCCAGACATTAGTTGATTTCCAAATTGCCCAGTAATAGAAACGCCAAGTAGTCTTTCTTCTTCTGTATTTTCTCTCCAGATTTTGCGAAGGTACTTAAAGTTAGTAAGTGTTGATTGCCATGTCCCAAGAATGGTTGCTAGCTCTACTTTACGAGTTAATGTTTTTTCATCATCCTCTTCACGGACAATAATTTCTGAAAGATTGCAAAATTGATACGGACGCAAAATAATTTCAGAACAAGGATTAGTTCCGTAACGAATTGTTTCATCTCTACGACCATATTTAGCTGCTTGCTTTTGTGCAGCCTTAACATTGTAAATGCCACGCTCTCCAGATTTTGAATCATAAAGATTTTTCCACTCAGCAATAAAATCAGCCATTGATGGACGCTCTTGATAAGCAACAGAGTTATTTGCAAGTGCACGATGCCCAGTTGCCTCCCACCAAGCACCAGACTTTGCTTTTGCCATGTCTGTATCACGAAGATCAGAAAGTGAAATTAATGCAGAACGACGAACGCCACCAACTACAACTACTTCACCAATCTTACACATAATGTCATGTGCTTCTACCGAACGTAATCTTCTTCCTGCCGCATGCTTAACTGTTGTAATACAAAATTCAAAAAGATTTACCAATGGTTCTGGACCAGATGCACGTCCACCAAATGTCTTTAGTCTTGCACCTGCAGGACGTACCTGCGAAACATCCCATGTAGGAATTTGTCCTTGCCATAACAAAGCAAGAAGTTCACGAAGTGCTTTTGCCCAACCAGCTTTAGAATCTTCAACTATAATTGTTGTATCTGTTTTTTCAAAGTGTTCGTTAACAATTGGTAACTTGTCAATGTAAACTGACTCTACTGAAAATCCAACACCTGTTCCGCACATCAAGATATACATTGCTTCGTCAAAAGAACGCATTGAATCGACTGGCAAGAAAGAACAATTGTATCCAGCAACATTATCTCTATCTAAAGCTTGACCTGCTGTCATCACAGCTCTCATAGAAGGCATGATGTTTCTATTAAAAATTGCATCACGAATCTCTAGAGTTAGGCTAGCAGAAGGTTCATAGTTATAATCGTTCTTAAGGTGATTTGTCATATACAAAACAAATCGATCTACTGTCTCTCCCCAAGTTTCACGACGGTTTTGATCTGGTAGCCATCTTGCATAACGGCTCAGAGCGATAAAGTTCTCGTATGGATTTTTAATTACATCTTGCATTTTAGAATACTCCTCTAGTCCCACATGTTGGGTTTAATTTTATTGGTAATACTAAGTATAGTGACTTTTTTTTAAAGAACTAAAACTTTTAAAATTTTTCTTTTAATCTTGAGAAAGCATTATCAGTCAACTGCAACCAATCGTATGCTTTACCAACTTCCGCAGCCTGCTCATAATAATAGTCCGCAATAGTATTATACTCGTTAGCAGTCTTTCTTAGCAAATCGCAAAGATCTTCGTATGAAGGCTCAACCATTAGTCCAGGGTGAGGGTGTTGCCAAGGAGATTCTACATATTGAGATTTAAGTGCTAGCGGTCCTAAGAATTTTTTATATGGTGCCCACTCTTCAGTACAAATTACTGGCATTCCACTTGCAAGAGCTTGAAGCGGTATGAAACCAAAACCTTCTCCCCAAGATGGATAGATTAAACAGTGATGAGAGTTAAAAATGCCTACCATTTGACTTGTAGAAACTTCTTCAGGTATAATTGAAATATTATTATATGTTTTAGTTAAAGTACTATCTATAATATTATTATATTTATTATATACTCTTATAGTATTATATTTATAAGATTTAATAGTTAAACGATAATCTGGATCATTTCCAAAAACATCAACAAAAGCTTCGAAAGTCATCTGTCCTGATTTTCTAGGTGCTGGTTCTCCAACATGTAAAAACCTTAATGGTCCATCTTTTCTATATCTTTTAATTGGTTGCCAAATATTTTCAATTCCATGTTCGTAAACATGTACTGGTGGAGTTACTCCACATTTTTCATAAACTTGTTTTACCCAAGGAGATGTCGCCCATACTTCGTCACATTCATTTAATGCTTCTAGCCAACCCTCTTGTAATTGAGTCGATTCCCATGGCATATATCCAATTTGATATTGATCTTTATTTAAATCAAAAAATTGTGGTTGACTAAAATTTAATTGAACTTTAGCACCCTTGTATTTAAAAGGAACTTTGTATCCTAGTTTCTGTAGACTTGTTACAATATGATATCCCGCATATCCATAACCTGTAGAAATATTTAAATTTCCTGGATTAGTGTTAAAACTTAAAATCACGACTTGACAGCCTTTCTACTAATAGGTTATGATTAATACCTTATGAAAAATAAAACCATAAGAGACACAGCCCTTAAATTGGGAATGATTGCACTAGTATGTGCTAGCTTTCCAGGATTTAACAACGCTGTTGCTCAAACAAGTATATCAAATGATGTACCACAAGCACAATACGCCTTTATAGAGGACTTTAAGAGCGTTAAATCACTTAGTGATGAAGACTTATCTCAACTATTATACTGCGCTGGTTTCAAGGGCCGTGACCTTATTGAAGCATGGGCAGTTGCAAAGAAAGAATCTAATGGCCGACCACTGGCATACAACGGTAACAGAAAAACTGGAGACAGCTCCTATGGAGTTTTCCAGATCAATATGCTTGGATCTATGGGAGCAGATCGAAGAGAGAAATTTAATTTGACTTATGATAAAGACCTGTTGGATCCATGGACTAATGCAACGATTGCATTTCACATGAGTGCTGGAGGAGAAAACTGGTCGTCATGGCATGGACTTACTCCAAGGACTAAAGAGTGGATGTCTAAATACCCAGATACCTTTAAGCCATTGCAATGTAAATGGGACAATCCAGAAAGCAATAAATAATGGACATCAAAATTGTCCGTGAATTTATAAAGCGTTACCCTAGTGAACTTTTTTGCGAGAAGGACAATCGTCCACTATTGCCAAATTTAAGACATGATGATACAATCTATCTATATTGCCTTGAATGCAATGATACTATAGAAATAGGATATAACTCCTATGACAGAATGAAAAGAGTGTTAGCCGTTAATGAGTGATTTCGCCGCAGAAGAAAAGCCATCTGAGACAATTGATGATAATATCGATATTGTCACATACATCACGCTCTCTCGCATATACGACGTTCTCTGCTTGATAGCAGATGGTGTCGGTAAAGGCGAAGAAGTTTTAAAAATGATCGAAGCTCATCGTAATGGTGAACTACTTGGTCCACTTCCAGCGTTAGGTAGTGAGGCGGAGTGAAGAAGAGAACTTTCTTCCTTGGTACAGTTGCTCTAGGTATGGGTGCAGGCGCCGTTGCTTTTGCTATATATGCTTTTGGAGCGGTAACCCAAATGCTAGAGAATTATGAAGTAGATCTAAAAGAAGAAGTTGACGAAGACGACCTTTTCTAGTATAATTAACAGAAGTATTCGGTTGAGCTTTAAGTTCCTGAATATTAGAGAATCCTCAGATATCCGCAGATCTGGGGATTTTCGCTTTTTAGCGTAAATTAATCTATAATTAATACATGTTGGAAATTTTATTCCTTCCACTCATAAAGGAAATTAAATGCTAAGAACTAGAAACATAACTTTAACTGGTACTGCGGTTCAACTAACAATTACCGATCAGGTTAGTACACCCAATACAATATCTGTACAAAATACACATGCCTCCTCAACAATATATCTAGGTGGACCAACAGTTACTACATCTTCTTATGGAGTTAAGCTTGAGCCTGGAGTTATCTGGAGCGCAGACCTTGGTGCTTATGATGATATCTATGCAACTGGATCAGGTACGGTTTCTGTACTAATCTTGGAGAGATAAAATGCCATTTTCATTTACATCAACAGGTGGATCTGGTAATGGATTGCCAGGAAAAGATTCTAGGTTCCTTGGAACATGGAGTAGCGTAACAGCATTTCTTGCAGTTTATCAGGGAGGTCCAGTAGGTTTAGCAGATGCTGACTGGTGGGCTTTTGTAAAAGATAATACTAACCCAAATAAAGTTTATGTAGTTCGTGAAGATCCTAATTCTGCAACTGGTTGGGTTATCGATGATAATGAGCACCTTGTTTTTTACACAGGACAAGATGGACAATACCCAAACTACCTAGGAGAATATAACAACGGTGCTTCATATCCAATCGGCGGAATTGTAAGTATCCCAGCTGGAAGTCCTTATGGAAATCCAGGACAACTATTTATAAGGTCTAGTAATCCAGGAAACCCAGGCTATCCGCCAGGAACCCCATCTTGGACAGAGTATACAAATGGACTTGTAGTTGCAGGTCTTCCTGCATACTTGCCATTAAAATCATTTCAAGAGGCAAGCAATTATAACCTTGACTACGGATACTTTAATCACGCTACAATGGGAGCATCAATTGGAATTGCAAGAACTCCACAAGTAGATGCTTATATGAATTATGCTGCAACAGCAGGTGTAGCACAGTCTTGGAAATTTAAATCCTTTGGAGAGCATGCAAGCTTTACATTAACACTAGGTGTTCCTTATCCAAACGTTGCTGTAGGTAGAGAAGTTTGGTGCTTAGATTATAATCAAACTGCTTACAATGCTATTTCATCTGGTCTTACTAACGGAAACGAGTATGGCTTGTTCTTAGCTAAAACTGGTGCACTACCTTAAATAAAATCGGGAAGCGGCGGAATTGAGTGAGCCGAAACCAGAACCCCTTTATAGCATATACACTATAGAGCGTAATATAGATCAAAAAATCCATAGCAGCCAATTTAAGGGTTAAAAGTGTATCGATCCGATACCCAACTACCCTATAGGGCTAAAACTGCCTGATTTGGACTCTATTGGACGAATTAGGGGTATTCTGGCAGTTGGCGTATGTGGCATTTTTATCACTATACCTATATTAAGCCTTATACGCCTATTTAAGCCAAGAAGAGCTAAAGCTCTTAAGTTGCCGTTCCGTTCCTAATGATGTATACTGAAGATATGAAAACAAGGTTTGTACCTGTAAAAGACGATAATATCTTAGTCGACTAGGATATATATGAGATTAGTTATCTGTGATCTGTGCAAAAAAGAAATCGAAGTTCGATCAGGTTTTGCACATTTCACACTCAATAATCATATAAGGAAAGAGCATAAATGAGCTGTGATCACGATTTTCACTTAGATAATGATGGGGAAGTTACCTGTCGATATTGTCATATCGTAAAAGAAGTAGATGAAGATTTCTACTCCACCCAAATTTCATTTGAATAGTAGTATAAATCTTAGTCAACTAGAATATTAGATCTATCTAAATGTTAATAAAATATTTTTTTTAGAATATGTCTTTCCAACCTGTAATCAAAATTACCAATACAGGTCCAAAGATTATACTAGCTTGTAACCAATTCATTTTTTACACTTACACTTTTGGTTTTTCATTTTATACCACATCCACAAGTGATGTATAGCCATAGCTCCCATAATAATCCACATAATGGTCATTTCACTTACTCCGCCGCCTGCTGTTAATATCATATCTTCGTGATCATTCATGAAACAATTATATCATATTTCTAGTCAACTACAATATTAGCTTTTCTAAAATGTTAATATCCATTTAATTTGTATGATTCATACTCTGAGTAGCACAAAACGGACAAATAGTGCGCCCATAGCCCTAATGTGGTGTATCTCACATTTAAAATGTCCGATTTGGGCGTTTTTTGAGTAGAAAATGTCAGTGGGGTCTGATAGGATACTAGTATCAAGTTAATCAAGGTGATTAACAATAAAGAAAGGAATTCCAAATGAATTCACTGTATGAAAATAGAAATGCGGGAGGCTTCTCCTTCCCCCTTACCCCTTGCGATACCTGCGGGGGACTCACAGCGTGGACACGCTGTGTAATGTGTGGAGGTCAGTTTGACATCCACTGCCCACAGGGTAAGGGATACACTAAGCCCTAGTGTGGTAGACATCACACCAAATAGCCTTGACTTTCAGGGTTTGGTCTGATAGTCTTACTACATAAGAAAAACTAAATAAAAGAAAATCCTAGGTGAGCCTCCCGAAAGAGCAAATAAACTAGGTCAGCAAAAAGGTTAGAAATACTAACCGAATAAAAAAGAAAGGAATTCTAAAATGAATTCACTAAATACATTATCAGTAGTAGTAGAGCCTAACCACTCTATGGCTTCCTCTAACACTAAGAGTAATGAACTCTTCCGCCTTGCTAATGGTAACTACATTAGCCGTATGGCATATGTCCATATGGTAGCCTCTGAGGGTCTTATCTCTCACCGCTACCTTACCCCTAACGAAAGTAAGTGGGTATTCGCTAATCGTGTGGCGTAACTCACACGATCTAATCTTGACATTTGTCACCCCTATCCACTAGTATTATCATATAAACAAACTAACAGAAAGAAGAACAGTAAATGACAATAACATACTCACTATGGGACGGCGCTCAACTCTTGGGCGTTGATTTCAAGGCTTCATCAGCAGATGAAATGAATAAGACAGTATCCGAATTACAAAAGGTTTCTAAAAATGTAGTAGCCCATATGCGAAAGGTAGAACAGAACTAATGACTATTGAACTAGATAACTACGGCTTTATGCTCGACACAGAATGGTGCTATATTGCGCTTTCTTGGCAGTTACTAATTACCACCGCCCTATTAGCGGTAGGTTATAAGTATTATAAGAAATGGAAAACTAAGAATGTCAAGTAATCGTCTACTAACTACCGCCGTCCAATTAGTAATGCTTGGCGTTACTATCCCCCTAATCATTGCCGTAATCAAAGACCTAAAAGAGAATGGACTAAACTAATGATGACACGTAAAGACTACATCGCTACCGCTGAAATTCTAAATAAGCATTTTGAAAATGCTCCCGCTGGTTTGCTATTAGATTTTTCTAATATGTTTAAAAAAGATAACGAAAGGTTTAACGAAGAAAAGTTTTTTGAAGCTTGTTTGGAGAATTAATTCGTGAAAGAATTTATTTTCTTAATAATCTGCGTAACTTTATTTGGTTATCTTTTATTAATCTAAAATAAAAAGTTTTTTGCGGTGTGTCTACTTGACAGATCGCAAAAAATGCGGGGCGGCGTCGGGCGTGTCTGTGGATAAGTCTATGTGGTGCAAATCACAAAAATACTTTGAAAATACTGGCGAGTAACCCCCCAAAATGTCAGTGGTAGGTGTTATACTTCTAGTATAAAGAAAGTTGAGAAAGGTTCTCAAACTAGAAAGGTGGTCTAAAATGACTACATTTACAATAAACACTCTCCCTGTAGAGTATGCAAACAAAATTGTTTGCGCCTTCTGTTCACAATACGCTAACGAAAGTTTCTGCGTATCCTGTAATGAATACAAGGGTCTAATGACTCTTGCAGAATTTATGTCCCACTATGAAATTTCAGAGTGGGTTGCTGATGAAGCAGATGAATTATCTGCTAAATTAGATTCTCTAATTGCAAAAGGAGTGTATGCCTAATGTTATCAGAAAATACACTAAATAAAATCGTGTTTGAATACCAACACGGAGGAGTGAAAAACTTTCACCCCGAAATTTCTTTTGCAGAGCGTAAAGCTTTGCTAAAGTATCTGTTCTCTATCCCTACTCATAAAGATTGCGAGTGTGCAAAATAATGTCACTATCTCTTGCTAATAAAATCGCTAAAGATAAATTCTTTCAGCCCCCTTCAAAATACATAAACCACAAGGTTGTGGAAATTGTATCTCTAAATGAGGATAGCGGTATCGCTACTGTAATCCTAGAAAAATACACAATAGGCAGAAATGCTAATGTGTATAAAAATAATAATGTATTCACAATTGAATTACCTTATTCCGAATTTCAAAATCTAAATGGTTGGAGTGAATAAATGATAACTATAAATTGTAAAGGTTGCGATGAATTCGTAATGGAAATGTCAATTGAAGATTCAGAATTTATAACTGCTTTATGCGAAAGGTGTTGGTAATAATGAATCAGATTGCTGGAATGTGGATTTGCGATAATTGCAATACTCTTGCTATTGTGTCAGTGGAAACTGATACAATACTTGTAACACAATGTAAATGTGTAACTGATGAAAGGAATACTAATGAATAAATGTTCATCTTGTAATCAAGACACTACTCAGTTTGTAACTGATGATGGTGAATATTATTATGCAATGTGTAGCGAGTGTTACTAAAAATAAAATAAAATAATTTCGTGTTGCACTTGACAACGATCAACTAAATGCAACACGCCCGACAGCGCCCCGCACTCGGGCGTGTCTTTACAGGTGTGATTATGAACACACTGGAATTTTGAGCGTAAAAAGATAATGTGAGATTACTCACATTTCAAAATGTCCGATTTGACCGATTACTGGTCAGTAAATGTCAGACCCCCCTGCTATACTTACTAGTATAAAGATTGAAAAAGAAGTAAATCTCTAAAAAGAAAGGTGGTCTCAAATGACTACACTAAATGAAACTCTATTCTCTACTATCGTTCACGAATACCATAATGGCGGAGTAAAATCCTCTTATGGCTTGGATGCTTATACTCGCAAGGAATTGCTAAAGTATTTATTCTCCTCTAAAGGTTGTAATTGTATCAACTGCCTGTGAGGTATCTCACACCGACTTTTGGGGCTAAATGCCTCAAAATGTCAGCCCCCTATGCTAGACTTATTCCTATAAACAAACAACAGAAAGGTGGTCAGAAATGACTTACACTATCAGACTAGAAACCTTCTCAGGTTCAGTATCAAAAATCAACCTTCCTTCTAAAGGTGCGGTTGCCCAATTCATCAACACTTATCCAACACAACTCCCTGTTGGTATTTCCGTCAAGTTCGATTGCGACTTGCTCGGTGTTCGTGGTGTTCTAAAAGGAAAGGCGGTAAAGTAATGATAACAATTTCACACACTGTAAATCTAATTGCAGAGATTGACGAGCACAAGGCTCCCGACTATGTAATTTCCGCTCTTGCAACAATGCCTGAAAGTTTTATTCAAAAACTTTTTGCTGGAAGTTTTATTGGTTCTATTGACTCTCTAAATGCAATGGAAGAAATAAATAAAAATAATTCTTATGCCACTTTGAAATGGGGTAAAAATTAATGTCTCGTTATACTCGTAAAACTTTTATTGAAGTTTCAAGCGTTCTAGAATCTTTTTCTGATTTGATTGACCAATTTACTTTTGAAGATTTGGTTTTTGAATTCGGCGAAATGTTTTCTGCTGATAATCCTAATTTTGATTTTGCAAAATTTCAAAATGCTTGCGGTGTAAAAGAAATTTGCCAACTGCCAGAATTACACGCTCTGCTAAAATAAAATAAAAATCCTGAGCACGATCTAAAACTGCTCAAGCTTTCAACTAAATGCAACACGCCCGACAGCGCCCCGCACTCGGGCGTGTCTGGGGATAACTTACGGAGTGTCTGTGGATAACCTGGAAATTTTTGTGAGATTTATCACACGGCTTGAGCGTCTCACATTATGAACTTACTGGCTAGTAGGTAGAAAAATGTCAGTCGGTTCTGATAGACTTACAGAGTAAGAAAAACAAAATAGTTTATCATTTACGGCGTGGCTTCCCGAAAATGTCAGTAGCAAATGATAGACTTGTAACAACAAAAAGAAAGAGGTTGGCAAATGTCAGCAAATGTATACACAATCGAAAACCTACTTGTAGGAAAAAACTACTACTCACGCACCTTGCAAGGTGAAATCGTATCTGCCGAAAAACACCCTAAAGGTATTTGGTATGAAGGTTGCGAAACTTATCTTGTAGAGGTTGCACCTAATAGCGGATACAATAATTTTGGTCGCAGAACTTACCGAACTGTAGCAGTAAAGACGGAGGAATAAATAATGGGATACATTGAAATTTTTAGAATTGACAACGAGGGTGCGGGTTGGATAAACTTGGATAATGCGACACCCGCAGAATTACTAGACATTGAAATTGGATTATTTCAGGAAGGTGCTATCTAATGATAAACTCAGTAATGCGATTTGCTTGCGATGAATGCCACGGAGAAGGACTTATTTTCTGGGGCAACGAGTTAGACTACGATGTCGAAACTTGTCAGTGCCAAGAGGTAAAATTATTTACAACACCCGAAGGAGCATAACTATGGACTATGAGTATCTAGTATCTTGTCAGTATGACTATGAGGAAAGCCCTCATTGGAAGCAACGCTATGAAAGCGAATTTGACGCTTGGAAATCTTTCTTCAGTTTTACAGACTGGGGAATGGCTAACGAGTATTCAACTGTAAATCTATACACGCCAACTGGCAAATGCTATACAAAAGTTTTCTATCGTAGTGGAATGGTGGTAACTAGATGACAATTACTATTGGTGGGCTAGGGGATCAGATTTCATTCCCTTGCCCAGTATGCTCAGAAAAAATGACTCATATGTGTATTGCTACTCTTGGCGGTATGTATAGAAAAGGCACTATTCGCTATGAATACCAGTGCCGTGATTGTGAATTGTCAGTCAAGTCTGATAGTATGGGAAACTCTAAACTACTAAAAGAAATGGAAAATGCATAATGGGAAACAATACAGCAATTGACTTAGCAACTAACTTTGACCTATCACTTGAACAGGCTATTGGTTATCACTTACAGGGTAATCACTACCCGCCCGTTCCACTTACTATGGTGCAACCTTGCATTGACGCAATAGATGCAATTCACGCAGGCGATGGCAATACTGAAATTGAATTGCCTGAAGGCGTATTGTATAAAAATAAAACAACTGCACCCGCACACGCAATTGCAGAACAACACCACTTAGACGCTTGGCTACCAGAATGGGATTAGGAAAAATGATAAAAGAAAAAGTTACACGCATTCAAGAATTGCGGAGATCAAACGCTGCAACTTATGTGCAATCAAAAAAAGTTTATTCACGAAAACAAAAATATAAAAATAAATATTCTGAATAAATATTTCTGAATAAATATTCAGCTGACTGCATAAAAATGCGGGGCGCATTTCCAGGGCTTTGTCAAGTTACGACATTATGACATTTATCACAGAATTTGTGGAAAAAATGTCCGATTTGACCGATTTACGATTTGATAATGTCAGTAGGATTTGCTAGACTTGTAATAACAACAAACGGAAAGGAAGCAAAAATGACAACACCAAAAATCGGTGAAACTTTTACGACAGCAAAGTCTGGCGTAGAAGGAACAATCACAGAAGTAGTCAAGAACGATAATGGCTCTTATCGTATCAAACTTGATGTCGCAGGTCAAACTCGCTGGACAACAGCGAAGTAATCCTAATCGGGGGCTATTGGCAAAATGTCAGTAGCCCCTGCTAGAATTAGATAGTAAGAAACCCAAACCACCCAACTAACAAAGGAAACAAATGTCAAGAGGCAAATCTATAAATGTAAAAATCCCTACTGCTAGAGTTATCAAGGCACTAGAGGCAAAGTTAGCAGAACTAGAGCAAGACTATGCTACACAAACCGAAAAGGAAGCAAAGTTCGGTAAGAAGCAAGAGGCTTGGAAAAAGGAAATTGCTAAGTGGGCTATTGAGAACTTCTCAAAGGCTGAAAACCTACGCACAAACTATCGTCAATGGAACAACACCCTCAATGTTGATTTCGACATCATCACAAAGGAAGGCAACTTCCCTGCTGAACCTGAAAAGGATTTCGAGGTTATTCACTCTCATCAGTATCGTGAGATGAAAGAGGAAATGTCAAACGCAATCCGTATTCTGAAAATGACAGATGAGGAATTGGTTAGCACAAGCACTTACAATGCTATTGCTCGTTATCTGTAATTAGATAATCGAAACAGGGACAGTTTCTAAGAGTTTCTAGTCCAATGTCGTAAGTAAGAACTCTTACAACCTGAGCAAGTTGTGAAAAGGCTCAACACAACAACTACCCGAAAGAAGGAAATAAAATGTCACCAATTCTAGATGTTACAAAAGGAAAGTTCTACCGCTTAGGAGATACTTTCACAACTGGTAAGTCAGGCGTTACAGGTTCTATTCGTGAAATAGTTTCTGTCCGACCAAACCTAACTAAGTTATCTCTGCAAACCGAAAATGGTATGCGGTGGGCAATGGTAAAAATTGGCGCATAACTAAAGCGCAATCGTTCTCGCATAACGATAAATTGCGAAGCACCTGAGCAAGTGTTAAAACTGCTTTCGCCAGGCTGATTAGGGCGATCACAGAAATACTATAGAGCAAGGTTACTGCCGACCTAAAGACGCAGACCACCTGAGCAAGTGCCAAAACTGCTCAACACACCACATACGAGCTGCTTGACAAAATCGCTGAAAATGCGAGGCGGCATGTGATCAACATCACACGCTACTTACGAGTAGAAATTGATATCCACTGAAATATCTGCTAGTATTGTTATACACCCGAACGAAAGGCGAATTAATGAACGATATTAATTCTTGTTACTGCACGAACTACTCTATCTGCACTATCTGTATGAAAGGCTATTCTTCATCCGATCCAATTTGGTATCGTGATGACTATATGGAAACACGTATGGCCGACGCTGAAATGGGAGACCTATAATGTCAGTGGCCTCCGATACAATTATTCCTATGAAACTAAAACGTTCTAATGACAGAAAGGTGGCTAACCTTGTCACAAAAAATGGAAAGCAAGCCGCAATTGCGAACACGTTCGGGCTACCTGCAGGAAAAGATTTTTCTTGTCCTGGTGCAACGTCTATCTGTGAGACTGTTTGCTACGCTGGGAAACTTGAAAAATTATTCAAGGGAGTAAAGACTAATCTTCTTCATAACTGGGCCCTACTAAAAGACGCCGATAGCGAAACTATGGTTAGACTATTAGATGAGATGATTGTAGAATTTATTGCTGATTGTGATAAGAAATCTGCCCCTAAGTTATTCCGCATTCACTGGGACGGGGACTTTTTTAATGATACTTACACTTATGCCTGGAAGACTGTTATCACTAATCATCCCGACATTCAATTTTGGGTATACACACGTGTGAAGCCTGCCGCTCTAATTCTAAATAAGATTACTAATCTTTCCCTATACTTTTCAACCGATGATGAAAATGCTACAATTGGAGAAGAGTTAAAAAAGGATTATGAGGTCCGCCTTGCATACCTTGGAAAAACTTTTGCCGTAACCGCTGATAAGATGAAAGAGTTGACTGGTAAAGTCGGGGCTAAATGTCCTGAGAATTTAAAAGCAATTCCACTAATCTCAAGCAATGGGTCCGCCTGCGTATCTTGTGGCCTATGCGTTTATGGTAAGGCCGACATTCGATTTAGCGCTACTAAGAAATAGGAGATATATATGTCAAGAGAACGCACACGAGGATTTATTGGCTATAAGCTTGATCAAGCTAAGCTATTGGAACGTGCACGGGATATCCAGGTTGCCACTTATGATATGGACCCCGTTGAATATATGAAGAATCATTCTGTAGAAGATCTAGTACTAGTTATGATTAATGACCCTGATGCATATGGATGTGCTAAACACGCTGTTATTTGTGGAGAGGGGGTAGGTTGGATTCAAGATGAGTACCGTACGTGCCTGGTACCTGTTTCAATTGGGTGGAGCGGGGATAGTCGAGTGTACCTTGGTATCGATGTACTTAAATCTTGTTTGACTGGTGAGACCGTAGACCTTGCAGATTTTGTAAGAGTTTTTGGTGACCGTCTTGAATCCAATTTATCATTATGGCAATCTAAAATGTCTGACATTGACCAAACAAAGATAACTGAAAATAGATACGATTTGCCAAATCTAGTAGAAGCGTGAGACAATAGATTATGCGGTTCTATGACTTTCTTGGCTATGTAATTGGCATTGGTTTTGTGCTACTACTTATGTTCTTCTTTATTGCGCCGTTTTTTATTATCACCGCATTACTAAATGATAAAACTTACAATGATGTTAAGGCGCAAGCAAATGAAGACCCTCCCACTTTTTGGGAGTCAATTACTAAAATGAAATAGGACTTGACAATCCCGCAGAAATGCGAGGCGGGTTATCCACAGCTTATCCACAGGCTTACGGGTGTGAATTTGATCACACCGAAAATTGGACATTTTTACCTATACGAATTGACATCTGTCAGTTCATCCTGTTATACTTGAAATAACAACAAAGAAAGAAGGAAAATATGGCGCACGACCTCGAAAGTCAAAACGGCAAAACATCTTTTGCCTCATTCCGTGAACCTGCTTGGCACGGTTTAGGAACCGTATTTACTAATGAAGTAAATACATCTGAAATGCTATCTCTTGCAAATCTAAATGGATGGAATGTCCGCTTAGAAGATTTGGAAGTTCCAAATCACCTAACATCTGATAAGGATTATCAGTATGTCCTACGCACTAATCCTACCGACAACACACAAACCGATATTCTTGGTGTAGTTGGTCAGCGTTATGTTCCATTGCAAAATGAAGATTTATTTGCATTTGGCGATAACATTCTAGACGGCGGTGGTCGCTGGGAAACTGCTGGTTCAATCAAGGGTGGTCGTGTTGTATTCGGCTCTCTTGCTCTAGAGCGTGAAGTTGTTCTAGACCCTACTGGTGTCAATGATGTTGTAAAAACTTATTTGCTCATCAACACATCACACGATGGCTCTATTGCTATTCAAGCAAGCATTACACCTGTTCGTGTTGTGTGCGCTAACACTCTCAATCTTGCATTGGGTGCTAAGAAAAAGGGTGGCGTAAAGCAATCATTCAAAATTCGCCACACACAAACTGCAGAAGGAAAGATTGCTATTGCTCGTCAAGCACTAGGAATGGCAGATTTCTATATGGACGAATTCTCAAAGTTGGCTAACGCTCTCTATGAGAAGTCAGTCAATGCTAAGCAATTCAACGACATCATTCTTGCGGCTTATCCAAAGCCTGAGAAGGATACAAAAGGCGCAATCAAAAAGTGGGAAACAAAAGTGGATACAATCAACGATTTATACACTGGTGAATTCAACGGAATGATTGCTGGCACTGGTTGGGGCGCACTAAATGCACTCACCGAACGCCTTGATTGGGCTCGCACTGCTCGTGGTGGAAAGACAGAAAGTCTGCTCGCTGCTGCAAGTGGATTTGACGCACAAATCAACGCAGAAAAAAATCGCTTAGCAAAAATTGTGAAAACAGTTTTAGCAATCGCATAAATAAAAATTCCTGAGCAAGAATAAAAACTGCTCACCATTTGGTCTGTTAGCTCAGTTGGTTAGAGCGCTACCCTGTCACGGTAGAGGTCGACGGTTCAAGTCCGTTACAGATCGCAATAAATAAATATGCAACGCATTGCATAAAAATTCGCCGCTGCGGTATGATTTTGATCACATTACGGGCATTACGCAGATATCCCAGAAATCGTGGGAATTTGGACTTGACTTCCCCATTACGGCAATGCTAAGATTGGATATAAACAATTTCCAACCCGAAAGGAACAATATGCCAAACTGGGTATATAACACATTAACTATACAAGGACCTAAGTCTGAGGTAGATATGATTAAAGATAGATTGAATAAGCCATTTACATTAGCACAAGAAACATTTGGTATGGGTGATATTTCTACTATGGGGTTTCCTACTAAGATTGAACAGGTATCTTATTCTAATCCCGTTTTTTCTTTCCACAACATTCACTCATATAAAGATGACGGAATTAC